AACAGTAAAGTAACCGAGGTGGTAACGAACTCTACTTTTGTCGTAGTCGCTTAACTGCACTTCTACGTGTCGTTGTCTTTCAATTATAAAAGCAAGTAATCAACCAAACAGGCCATTGAGGTAATCTGATGTGGCGCTGGATTGACCCATAAGTAACGGATCGTTTGTTCTGTAAGAATCCAGGAATCCCATGGGGTTGAGTGCTTGTGAAATTAAACCTCCAACCAACTGTTCTTTAAGTGCGTCTTGTATTGTTTTCTTGGGTTTTTCTGATTCTTTACCCTGCAACTGAGCGCCGTACATGAATGCTTTAATGATGTCGTCAGCTCGAGAATCTGTGCCCCCTTGTGGTTGAGTCGGTGCTGCAGTTGGTGCAGTTGATGCAATAGCCCCGGCTTTGCCAAGGGATTTCATGTGTCCGAAACCAAGTTCGTATTTGTTATCTCCTGTGGTAAATGCTGCTAGGTTGCCGTAACCACCTTGATTAGCAAGGGGCTTGTATGTACCAGAGCCTTCGAAATAAACCGGAGTTCCTTCTGGAAGAGCCCAATCTTCTCCCCGGTGAAACGAACTGGCTCCCTTGGTTGGAGCACTGCGCGGACCATACTTGGAAGTCAGGCTGATCCCAGCTTGTGGATTGAAATCGTATTTACCTTCTTTGTTTTTAATCAGTGCTGGGACTCTTTGCTCGCCAACGCGAACACCAGCCAAAGCAGAACGAATAGTAGAGGGATCAATATATTGTCCTGTCGAAAGATCTTTCACATAAACATGCTTATGGGGACCGGTTGATACTCCGGTAGAGCCCACCTGTCCTAAGTATGTTATGCCTGCCATGGTATCGTTTTATTCTTCATTGTAAGATTAAAAAACCCCTGGTTTCCCAGGGGCTTGGTGGAGATAGTTATACGCGAATTAAATCAGCAGCAAGTACGGACTCCCAATCAACACGCTTGATTTGCTTCAGCTGTTCAAGATTATTAAACCTTTCACCCGACAGAGACATCTGAAGGTCTTTAATCTCACGTGCTGTTTTAAGGCCAATTCCCTTAATGTGATCCGCAAGCATTTGTGCGGTAGCGGAATTGACATTTAAACGGTGATCAGGGGGGAAATCCCGTGGGTCCTCTTTGGCTGCTTTATCTTTGACTTGAAGAGTTTTTACCTTTTTGGTAGCCTCTTCATCTGGGATAAGTTCAGAGTTGTAAGCGGTGTAAAGGCGACCGTCCTGATCTTCGACCATGAACCAATCGCCATTATCAAACTCACTAACAACTTTGACGCGAGCGCCAGTTTTTTTGTGCTGGTAAAGCATAAGGACCAGGTGTTAATTCTGGTCCTAGTTTAGCTTATTCAGCTGACAGTGCGGCCAAGCAGGTAAGCTTCGATGTCTTCGTAGCCAGGGGCAATGTCAGGCTGGACGTAGCAGGTTTCCACAACCAGGTAACCAACACGACCGGCGGCGGCGTCACCGCTGGAGATGTAGAAACCACCGGAAGTTGTGGTGGAGTTTGCAGTTTCCTTAGCAAATACACGCAACGTGGTCGAGGCAGTAACCGGGTAGTTGACCACAGAACCAGAGACACCAGCGGCGCCAGTAGCGGTCAGGAAGGCGTTGGTACCATAACCGGCAGTGCCGCCAGCGAAGTAGATTTCGCCAGCTTGGAGGCCGGAAACAGTGGAAGTCAGGTTGGCTTGAATCACGCCTTCACCCACGCCAGAAGCGGCGACGGGTGCACCACCGTTGCTGCGACCGAACGAAATGACGTTACCAGTAGCGGCATACACACCAGAGGCAACACGACCGTCACCCCAACCAGAGGCAACCGAAATGGCGGTGCGGTACACGTAAGCAGGCAGTGTGCTGCTGCCAGAGATCACCATGCCCGTGATGTCGGGACGAGTGTCATCCTGGCGATAGGGCGAGGGAACGATCACAGCAGCGGAGTTAACGCTACCAGCACCAGAGGTGGTTGTCACTGCGACATAGCCACGCTGCTGGAAATAACGGTAACCAGGCAGAGCAAGGACCGAGGTGGGGCCACCAAGGGAGCTGTCGAGAGCGCTACCACCTTCGACAACAGAGTCAATGTTCTTGTACCAGCCGTTCAGGGGTTCTGCCCAGTTGCCTGGGAAGATTTTTTTAGCGGACAAATAGGTCATTTATTTTTCCTTTTGTTAGTTGTTTACGTTATTGATCAGATGTTACCGTCATCTTGCACGAAGCTGAACGCGGTGGTCACAAAGTCCTTGTTCAGGATTTCAAAACCGGCGTACAGTTGCCAAATAAGAATGATGAAACGGCTGAAATCGTCGTTGTTGTTGATCAGAACTTGAGCGTTCGGACCACCGATACCAACGCCAATCGCTTGAGGACCGAAGAAGTAACCTTGAGCGGCTTCTTTCACGGCATAGCTAGAACCACCGTCAAAGGAAGTGTTGATACTCTTGATCGGGAAGTTAGTGGATTCGAAGAACTTAACGCCTTCAAACTGCACGCCAGTCGGCATAACAGGTTCGCCAGCCAGGAAGTAGGCTTGACCGGCCTGGGGGCCTTGGTAGAAGCTGGCGTTGTTAGGCAGCATGGGGTTGCCCATGTACATGCCTTGACCAGGATTACCAGCGTAACGAGCGATCTCACGGAAGTCAGGGTCACGACGCAGGTGCATCATGAACGTGGGATCGCAAATACAACGATACAGACCATCGGCATAGGTCGGAACGTTGCGCTTGCGCAGGTCCTTAACAACGGTCAGCAGGTCGGTACGCACCTGGAACTGCTGCAGGTCAGCGGTGTACTCAGGACCAGTGTAGGAAATACGTCCAGAAGCATCCTTGACCTTGTTGCCAGCGAAGTAGTAACCACCTTGAGTGGTGGAAGCAGCACCGTTGGCTTCAGCTTTGGACAGTTCATCAATGAACACGCGGTCACGCCACCGGCGATAGTCGTCAAGCAGCGTCAAGCTACCGATCGACTGGTGGAACATATTCAGGTTACCGGTATCCAGCAGCATGCGCTGAGCGGTAACCAGTGTTTCGCGAGCAATCTTGAATGTGCTGGGCTGAGTCGGGTCGCCCGGATCCGCAGGACCGGTGTACTCCTTAAGCACCACCAGAACTTTCTCTTTGGTGATGTTACGGCTGTTAGCGGTACCGATCGTTTGGTCAGCAATACGCTCACGGCTGTCCTTAGTACCAGGGGTACCCCAGAACTTGTAGCGGTCTAACTGAACGGTTTGACCAGGCTGACGTGTGAAGTCGTGGACAACCACAGGCTCCACAGCCATCTCAGCGATGTATGCAGGGTGGGGACGATAAAGTTCCGCACCTAAAATCTTTGGAAAGTCGTTATCAATAAACACTTTGTTTTATCCTCCAGTGTCGCAGGAAGTGTGTTGTCAGGTGAAAGATTCAGACATGATTATGTCTTATCTAACACAAATTTTAGCAGCCGGTAATTTATTTAATTACCGGCATTAAATCATTCCATTACAAACAGTTTGTTTGCAACGGTCTGAGGCTGAGCTTGGTTCAGGACGCGCCAAGCGTTCTGAGGATCGCGATTCATCATCTCGCCAAAAGTGCCCCAGAAATTCTCAGGTGCTTGCGGAGCAGCAGCTGTCGGGGGAGCAGGGAAGTTGCCAGCTTGGAACTGACCAATCGACTGAGTCGGATAACCGCGTGTCTCAAGTTCCTGCTCGTTTTCGTACACAGGGTACGGACCTTCAGGACCAAAAAACTTAAGCGTGTAATCGCTCAGGACATCGGGATTGGTAAGGATCTCGTTGTAGGCAAGATTCTCTTGATGCTCGTTAATGGCAAAATCAGCGTAACCCTTGATGGTATCAGCGGCGCGGTTTCCCCACGCGACGGCGCTGTCCAGCATTTGCTCCAGGTTTAGAGCGTAGTTGTTCAGCACTGCCGGAGCTTCGATCCCGAACGCGTCCATCACGTACCGACTGTCCTGGCTCATTCCCAGGAGGTCCGCCATTTGGGTTGCCGCCTCCTGCAAGGATTGATTGGAGGAGGTTGGGGAATAGCTGGGCGAGTATGCCTGGTTGGGAGACCAAGTCTGCGGAGCCGATTGTTGCGTAGCTTGGCTGCTGTACTGTCCGTAATTGGCCGGGGTATACGCCGTCGTCGGCGGCGATGGTTGACCCTGGAACGGGGATTGGACTGGTGCGCTCAGCAGATTCACCACCTTGTTGAACGCCGATTCCCAGGGATTCCCCGCCGAGTCCGCCGCCGGTTGGGATTGGGGGGCGTACTGAGTAGGGCTGGATTGGTAGCTGGGGGCTGCCTGAGGTACCGCTTGGGGGTAACTGGTACCCACCTGATACGCCACCGGAGCCGGAGCCTGGTAACTGGCCGGAGCTGCTTGCGGTGCTGCCACCACGTAGCTGCTCGGCGCGACGGCCACTGGTGCTTGGCTCGTCTGTGGGATCGATTGGACGGTAGCGTCCTGCATAACTCATCTCCTTTTGTAAAGCTTCTAAAGTGCGATATAGATAGGGTGTTAAATCTAATCGCGGGTCCGCAGCCATCGGTAAGTCCGGTGATTGCGGATGGGGAGTTTGCATCATTCCCCCCACAAGGCGAGCAAATTGAGAGTATGCACTCTGCAATTCATTCACCATTCTGAACGGAAACCCAGATAACATCTCGGCCCGTTCCTCATCCGTCTTGGACGGGAAGAGGTATTTCAGTGCCTCAATGCTATCAACACCTAACTCCTGTAAGTTGCGTACCACGATGGAGTTGTTCAGGATGTCTTGAGTGGAATCCTCATAAACAGGTCCAAGCCAACGCCACTGCATGGTCACATCGCCATCTGGAATCAAACCAGAAACACCAGGAGGGATCTGCTGCGTTTGAAGGCAAGCCATCATCAACTGCTTGACTTGATCATCAAATGCACTCATGGCATCGTTGTAAGCTGCCAAGTCTTCCGCACTAGATTCCTCTGGAAGATCCAGGGGTTTTTCTAATCCTGCAGCGGCGGCAAGCGTCTCCTTAAACAGGCGTTCTTCTTGGTAGATAATTAGCTCAAAACAACGGCAGATACCGTAAGTGTAAATGGCAATTGCCTTTTTCTTGGACGTGGCAGAAACACGACCAAACAATGACTTGTACTCAGTAGCAGTCACGCCTGCAGAAATTGACAGTTCGTCAACGCCGCCCAGGGCGGTGCGAATTTCTTCTCGGTACTGACGTGCAAAAGAATTCTGGTCGCCAGTGATGGCATCGGGAACAATGTAACCAACACGGTCGTTTGGTTCCAGGTTTGCAATGACGCGTGGAACTCGGATCTGTCCGTCAACACCACGGTGAATGGGATCAGCCTTGAATCGGGATTGACTCAGTCCACTGGGACCACTGAACCCAGAGTTAGCTGCGATAGAAGGACGCTGAACAACGTTCTCGCCACCGGCCTCCATCAAGTCAGTCTTGGGCCTGGAGGAAAGAAGCGTGGGGTTACCAAAGAACTGTACGTTCTTGCGCATGGTGCGAACCATTTCGTCATGCGTGCAGATGTGATTGGCTAACGCTTCAAATTCACCGACACCTTCAGTAGAGAAACCCTTGACGTTATGGAAAATTTCTACGCAAGGAATAAAGCCCAGCGTATTTGTAAACGTTTTTGTTCTACCAAAATTTGCTTGGTAGTTGCTATCAAACGACAGCTCACCTTCCGAGTGGGTTTCTTCAATCGTTTTGCGTTTGATTGAAAGGCGGATGTAACGCTTTGCACCGCCCTGTCCCATGGTGGCCGGACCACTTAAACTTGCGGAATCAATGTCCTGCTGGTAACCAAACCCGTTCTTGACCTTGTAGCTGTAAATGATTACAACTTCATCAAGCTCGCCATCAATGTTGTAATAGCTACGATATTCGTGCTTACGAAAGTAGTAAAGACGATAGTTGTTCTGAGTTGGACGGATGTAAAAAAGACCTTGCCCATCACAAAGTGAATAATCCCAGATTGAATCGAAGCGGATGTCGAGAGAGTTGTATTTGATTACACGGTCAATAAAGTCTTTGCGCTGATTCCCAAAGTTATCCTGCACAGGAAAAAACTCAACACCCTGGCGGATGCCGAATAATTTCATCTGCGCTAGGTGTGAAGCTACGACGCCAGTGTCAATCATTGACCCGCCGTCTTTTTCAAGATACGAGTCAATAATTTCCTTGAGTCTAGACTTAGCGTCGACGGCCATTAACTATTTTCCTTTTTCTTTGACTCAATCTTAGCAGCTTTTGCTTGCTTCTTAAAGTGCAACCATTTGCCAAAATACACCAGTTCGGCAGAGGAATAAAGCTCTGGATTATGCAGCGCTTGCTTTACAAGTTTTTTAGTTTTCATAGCGTTTCCTTACGAAACAAATTTGGATTGGAACCCGGCTGGCAACTGCTCAGCGTCAGCCACTCCCTGAAGATTGCCAACAGCACCGGGTAAATTGCTGGAACCAAACGCCGAAGGGAATTTTTTAAATTTTGCGCCGGGAGGGGTGTCGAAACTTGGGTTAACAGCAAGTAGGCCACCTTGGTTACCGGGGGCTCCAGGGACGTTGAGTTCTCCGCCGTAATACATGTGCTTATCTTGTTTTCCTTTATTCTAGTCCTCTAAAACTTCGTAACCGGAAGCGTCATTTACCTTGGAAATTACGATACCTTCGCCGCGTACATCCCAATTCAAAACATCGCCCTCTTGCCAACCCAGCTCTTCGATTACTTCATCAGGCAAAATAATGTATTGATCTCCGTTTTCGTCCTCTTGTACTTCAAGGATGTAACTCATTTGGTCAAAAGCTTTTCCATCAGTTTATCAAGCTTATTATTGATCTCGCGAAAATTGTTGTGCATTTCTTGAATTTCCCTTAAGAAGTCCACCTTGAGCACGTAGTCCAGTGGCATGCGGTTGACTTGGTCTTCCAAGACCTCCACTCTTCGGTTTTGTGAATTAAGTCTTTCGCCCAGGCGGCTCATAAGCTTACTCATTGCCCAGGAGCCACCTGTCGCAGCTGAGATCACTGCCGTAAGAGCAATGGCTAAATATTCTGGTCCCACGAATCCAAGGTTTTTTAATATTCTAAGAGTCAGTAATCGAGGTGTAACTGTCCCTTCCTTGCTAATCCGGTAACAAGCCAGACGAGAGCGTCGACACAATCGTCGTGACTACTTACGCCAAAGTTGGTAAGCTCTTCAAACATGTTGGTGAAATTACGAAAACGATTGAAGATGATCTTGCGGTCCTCAAACATACCCATAATGCCACGGAAGCGAGCCAACTTATCTGCCCTGAAACCTTTAACGGGATGCCAAATTAAATTGTAAAGACCTTCATTGTTCAGACAAACACGTTTGAAGTCCGCCTCCAGGGATGCCTGGTACTGTACGGCCTCACTCCAAATGTCGCACGTTGAATAGCTGGGGTAATACAAACCGCTTTGTTCGTCTTTGGCAATCACTGACCAATCATTCAACAACTCCTTGAGGGCATCAAGTTTTTCAAGGTTACCCATGACGCGAATACGTCGGTAATCAATGATGTGAATGCGGTCGCCAATGCGACCACCAAGAATCATAACTGTGTAATCGTTTTTCTCTTTAGTGCCAGCGGAGAGATCAACCCCAACCCCAAGGGCGTCAAACTCCGTTGCAATTTCCGCTTTCACAATCAACTCCGGAGCCAACGAAAGTTCGTTCTGCCGAACGATTTGATTCATGTACTGGAACGAGAAAGCAATTGGTGCTTGCCGTTTTTTCTCCTTTAGGTAATCCAATGACCACATGTCTGGCCAATACGATTCCTCTTCACCAGTGATGGGATTGTTTTGAATTGCTGAAAGGATAATCTGTTGCCAGTTGTTTTGTTCATTAAATGTTGTGGAGTGAATGTCATCGTGTCTGAAGCGAGTACCAAGGCAGATCGCTCGTGCACCTTCAAACATGGTTGGTGCAATCACAGCATTCCAGTTGTCCTGCATCTGTTTCCTGATGTCAGGGTTGGCAATATCTGCGGCCGACTTGATGGCGTCATCAATCATGACCAAGTGCGAACGCTTGGAAGTCACCGAACCCTTGAGGCCTGCTGCGCAAAGCGTGAACTGTTCGTCACCTGTTACATCAATGCCAGCAAACTTGTGATCAATTGACCAGTACTCATTGCTGGTGGCGTTCTTCAAAAGGCGAACTTTAGGGAAAACCTCTTGGTATCGCTTGCTTTCAATGATGCGTTTGATGGTGGAAGATTTGGAACGAGCGATGTCAACGGTGTAAGACAGATACAGAATCTGCAGTGGCAATCCTGCGTGCGTATGGATGCCAATGGCCCATGCCGTAAGCAGACCCAATACTGTGGACTTAGCGGAGCCCCTGGGTGCCAGGAGATCCACGTTGGGACCAGCGATCTTAATGAGGCAACTGCTGTCCTCCTCTGTGACAAAGTGTCGATGCCAGTTGAGGTGATGAGCAGCCGGTGGTTTATCTGCTACGTATTCACAGAAGAAGCCAAAATCTTCTTGGGCTTTCTTCAGTGCTTCTGCGTTACGTGGCTTGCGTATTTGCTGTCTGCGTGCGGCGGCTTGAGCATTGCGGCGGTAAGCAAGATGCGTATAGCTTGGCACAGCAGTAATTCAGAGTATTACTGAATACTACCTTACTTTTTGCCTTCTTGTTTTTTGGCCTTTTGCTTTTGATACTTACGTGCTTTTTCTAAAGCGGCCTTACGCTTTTCCTTGTCCGACATCTCAGTGCCGTCTTCTTTCTTTGCATCTTTTTTCTTAAGGTGCGCAAGAAACTGCGGAGGGATTTTACCAGCCATTTAAATCAGTTATCTGTTAACAATGTTGTATTGCACTTTAATATTTTAAGGCAGTTATTCATCAAGTTGCATTTTTGCCCACACACTCATGGTCGCTTCTTCCAGGGGGATCTCAATGGGATCATCCTTGAAGACGGATAGGAGTTCACGAATAGCACGATCGGCACCAGCCATTAACAGGCCCTTGCGATCCTTCATGCCAGTGAATCGGTCAATTTGTTCGATGTGACCACGGATTTCTTTTTGCATTGACGCAATGCGAGCAACGCCCGCATCACGTTTAACATTGCCGTTCTCAACATCTTCACGGAGTTTGCGAACATCCTCCTGCATCTCGTCAATTTCGTACAGAAGTTTTTGACGATGGTCAGCCTTGGGGTAATTGTTTTGCACCCAAAGCTCACACGCAGTAATGCTACCTGTATACCGCAGGAACCGGGCATACAGGTAGACTTCGACTACGGAATAGTTGTTGCTGGCAAAAGAGCAAAATGTTTCCTGAGTTGACGCATCGAGGTTGTCAACCCATGAATCAAATAACTCAATATCGATAAGCTCGTTGGGCCTGCCCGTAATCCCGCTCTTCGTCGCGTTGCTTGAACTGCTGGCCTTGTTCGGCAGAGCTACGTTGTTCTTCTGCGCCCTTACCGATGGTTTCACGTTCTTGTTCACCAGCAGTCTCCATTTTTTTCTTGGAAAATTCGTAAGCCACACCAGCAGCCTGGCGGTACTTGTCTAGATCAAACCAGTCATCAACGTCTGTTTGACCAGCGGGTACACTGCTTGTCATGGCTTAGATAGTTTACAAGAAAAATCAGAAGTTGGACATCATCGATGCCAGGCCTTGAGAATAGATGTCACGGCGACCCTCAAGAGATTTCTGGCGTTGCTGGCGACCTTTGGAACCTTCAAGCCGCTGAAGAAGCTGCTCAAATTTATTGATATCAAAATAGTCGTCAGTTGTAGGTTGACCAGTGGGAGTAGCAGACATTTTTTAGTACCTAATCAGAAGTTAGACATCATCGATGCCAGGCCTTGGGCGTAGATGTCACGACGGCCTTCAAGGGATTTTTGACGCTGTTGACGACCCTTGGAACCTTCGAGTCGCTGAAGCAGCTGTTCAAATTTATTGATATCAAAATAGTCATCGCCCGTGGGCTGACTATCGGGTGTAGCAGACATCTAAATATCTTGCGGACTAAAACGATTATAACAAGGGTAATTCAACTGGAAATGGATTAGCTCCAGAAACCAGAAACAAGGTTTGACGCCACACTACCAAACGAATTAATCTTGGCAACTTCTTTGGAGCCTTCATTTTTTAACTTCTGGGTTTCTTTGTCGATCTCCCCTTGGAGGTTGGTCAACCCAGCGCTGTAAAGATATTTGCGGGTGTCACGTACGTTTTGTAGGTTCTCTTCAATTTCACTGGGAGTTCCGGTGAAGCTATCAGCAAAGTTCGGCAGCTGGACCCCAGCCCTTGCTTTGGTTGTGTCTGCGTAGGTGGGGAGAAGATTCTTGTCAAACTTGAAAGTACGTTGTCCTGTTTTCTTGCCAGCAGCGTCAGTCGCCTGCTTGCCAAACGTTGTGTCGTAGTAATTATCAAGATAGCTATTGTTGAACTTATCTTGATACTCTTGACCTTTTGCAAGAGAATCGCGAAGATCCTGGACGGTACTGTAGTAGCCCTGATTAAATCGCTCCAGTGCTTCTGTTTTTTCTTCTTCTTTAGCCTCTCGACCCAATACTTCTTTATACGCAGATGTAATACCTGTGGCACGCCGACCAGGGAGGAGTTCTTTTGTATAGATATCCGTCAATCCAGCAACGTCTTGCTCCGGTGGAGAAAGATCATATTTGGACGCATAATCACGCAATTGTGACGCTGCATCGTTGTACGAAATTAAACCCTGACGAAGTTGAGATTCAATTCCGGAACGCATTCCAGAGTATGCAGCTGCACCAGATGATTTGCGTGCCTCGGCGGCTGCTTTTTGTTCTGCTTTTTCCGTATCAGCACGCTGCTCTGCACGCGCCTCTCTTTCTTGCTGATACTTTAAATACTCAGCAAAAGTATTGTCCCTTGGAATTTCAGGGGATTTATATTCAACTCTAGTGCCGCCGCCACCCATGATTCAATCCTCAAACGAACATTGTGCCCACATCGCGTGGAGCAATACGACCAAACATACCAGCCATAGCGGCTTCTTTTTCAGCCAAAGAAGCTTTTAAAGCTTCTCTGTTTGCTCTTTGGTTTTGCTCACGTGCTTCAAGAGAACTTCCAAGGGCAACACCACGTCGAGCGCGATCAGATAAAGTGGCTGATTCCATTTCGGCAAGTGGGCCGAGTTCAAACTTCTTTGCGTAAAGCTGTCGGCCAAGATCCAGGTCAGGCATCCAGGTACCTTGTGCCACACGGGCGCCAACATTGCCACCTTCACCAAACTTTGCAATATCCCGACCTTGTTGTACATTCCACTTCAGTTGGTCGGCTGCTGCCGCCATCTGGGCATTGGCAATATTTGCTTGCGTACGCTGTGCGCCAAAACCAGTGAGGGCTCCAAGGCCAGCACTGGCAAAGCCTAAGCCTGCTGTCAATGGATCAAACATACGTCCTCCCTTGTTTGCACTACCAGAAAACCTTCCAGCACTAGAAATAGGTTCAGTAACATTCATCCAACTGGTGTTGGGAAAACTACTGGCGCTAACTCCAAATGCCATAATTTATAACTTATTTTAGTGTACGTTTACCCACGACCAAAATAGGACATTGGCGTGTATTGAGCTGAGCGGGCCGCAACTTGAGGACCTGGAAGTGCTCGCACACCTTCCATTACTGTGTTAGCGACACGATTAGCGCCTTCCACTGCTAACTGCCCCGGAAGTGTAAATGCTTGTGTAATTTGCCCAGGGAGGTCAAACATTAATTTGTAAGGCGCAGCGGCTGCCATGCGTTCTTTATCAAACTCACTTTGTACGCGTAGTTTTTCACGCAAAGCTTGAGAAGTATTTTGTTCCTGGGCAAAATTCAAAAGACGTTCAAACCATTGTCCATTGTCTTTGCCGGGGGAAAACATCTGCTCCAGCCCGTATCGTTGCGCTTCGTCGTTAAGGCCAGACTTTTTAAGTCTGTCGGCCGCTGCAATGTATGCATCTACATCGAAAGCCATGGTTTAACCCCGATATTGGAATGCAGATGCCGCATAAGGATTGCTTGCGTTCATCATTGCACGCACCGTCTCACCACCTTGTGCCTGGGCGCCACCAGCAAGTTGAGCGGTGTAAGCCTGACGGTTTAATGCACCAGTAAGTTGACCGGTCTGCTGATTGAGCTGCATCTGACGTTGCATTTGGTTGTTAAGATATTGATTTTGAATGGGAAGCATCTCCCGAGCAATATCAACTTGAGCACGTCCAGTGATGCGAGACAGTTCGTCAATGCGTTTAATGTCTTCATCAGAGAAACCGATGCCGCCACCGGTAAGACCCGACTTACCTTCTTCCCTGCGTGCGCCGGTAACAGCACTGGCAACGCCTTGAGCAGCGTTAGCAACACCACCACCAACAGCACTTGCCACCCCGCCACCAATGCCGCCACCAAGCAAACCGCCTGCCAAGCGCACAGCGCCGCCAAGAAGTTTACCTTTGGCACCGCCTTTTTCAAGACCGCTTGCAATTCCACCAACAAGTTGAGAACCTAAAAGACCGCCGCCTAATTCACCGGCACCTTGAGCAATATCGCCCTGCATTAAACTACCAGCAGCAAAAAGTGAAGGAGCAGCAAGTCCAGCAATTTTTGCACCGGTGGGTGACGCAACTCTATCGGCCACATTGCGACCAGCTCCCCTCAACTGGTTCAATAGGTTTCCAAAATCAAAACCTTTACCACCGGGGACATTCATGTCTACGGTAACAGGGATATCACCACCACCAAGAAGACGGCGCGGATCGTTTTGAACAAAAGTCCCAGGACCTGTAGGACCAGAAACAATAGCCATTTTTACCGTTCACTTTATACCCTAATTTTACCAGGTTACATGCTTTGTGGATATTCTAAAGTTGAAGGATACGTTGGGCGATTACCTGCGGCAATTGCTTCGTTAAGTGCATTGCCAATAGCAACACCACCCAAGGAACCGGCTAAGCCACCAGCAACCGCCCCTGCAATGCGCTGGCCCGGTGTCCCACGGCGGATAAGATTTGGTACCTTGGCATCTGGTTTAGAAGCCATTCGCGCACCTTGTGCAGCCCCTAAAGTTCCCCCTGTAAATCCGGCTACCATTGGAATACTTACAGGAAAACCTAATAAACGAGCCTCTGGGTTACCTTGTAAATTTTCAGAAGTTGCTTTGAGGACACCCAGTCCCAATAAACCTTTGTCTTGGTACAGATAATTCATATAATTTCCGTAACGCTCTGGCGTCAAATCAGGAATATCTTTTTTTGCTGTTTCGTATTTAAGAGGATCTCCAGTGCGGTTAAGGAAGAACCGTTCAAACAATTCTTGCACTGGTTGAGCAGTTGTACGACGATCTTCCGAACCAAGTTCGGAATAAGATTGTGCAAATCCTTTGGGGCGAAACTGCTCTTCCGGATTTGTAATGTCATATGTACCAGAAGCTGCTACGGCAGGCGCAGCAATCGCTAATCCCGTAAGTGCTCTACCGGTTGGAGATTTAATCAAGTCTTTGTTAACAAGAGTTTCTACACCTGCTTGTGCAATGGCGAGTGGGTGGTTGTATCGCCACCAGTAAGTACGGGTACCGTCGTTAGCAGCATCAACAGCCAGTCGGGCAGCATACGCACCTAAAAATTGAGCTGGTGTTTCACCAAAGGTGATTCCTTCCTTTGCAATGGATTTTTTAAAACGAGGGTCAAGAATACTTTGTCCATAACCCAGGCCTTTTATACCACTACGCTGCATTACCTCATCAGCTTTAATCGCTCCTTGCTGGAGGCTCTTGCTGATGTTTACCAGCTCGTCTTTTAAGTTTTGAATATTCATGAGGCCGTACGGTATGGTAAACCTTGCAGTTGATACAACGTACCTGGGGAGGTTACTTGTTGCTGCAAGTCATTTAACTGTTGCATTTGTTGCAGCTGCTGCGCTTGAGTAGCAGCTTGCTGTTCGGCTTCATACCGTTGTTGCATGAACCATGGTTCCAATGCCAAAGTGGCTCCTACGCTACCAGCGTACATAAGGCCGTGTTCAGCCGCGCTTGGTGTATACGCTTTTTGAAGTTGGGCAACATTGACCGGGGCCCCTTGTTTTGCTGCTTCGTATTGCTTGGGACTAAGAGCATAATTGTATTTACCTGCCATCTTGGGAGCATATTGTTGCAACGCACGTGCTCCCCCGTAACTCAAACCTAAATCTGCTGCGCCAACCGCCAAACCGGCAATTGGATTACCAGTCGCAATAGTGCTAATAACGCCCCCAAGCGCAGCCCCTGGTAAAGCAGTGGATAAAATTTCGGAGCCGCCTTTTGCTGCAATGGAGTTAGCATAACGCAAAACATCGGAATCCGGATACATCCGAGCGGCACGCGACACCACTTCAGGCTTTGCCAATACTCGTCCAAGCAATCCGGCTAACTTCATTTATCCAACTCTTATCTTTCTATTTTATGCGTTGTTACCCTTGGGTTTTACCGGGAGATACATTTGTTTCCACGGATTCTTCGTTGGCCGTATCTTGACCTTCTTTTTTTTCCTCCTTGACCGGCATTGATTTCACAACACCTTTGCGATCCAAGAGCTGGGCAATTGATGGTTTATCCTCAAACTCATTCTCTGCACGCTTCTCCGCCATTGACATCAGATAGCCGTTGGGATCTGGATTACGCATCCGTGGCATTGGATTCTTGGCCACTTTGCCGGGGTTTAATGTTGGACTAAGTTTGTATGCTTCAATCCATTGGGGATTGAAATCAGGTTGGTCCTGAGGGCGTTGTGTAGTTTTTGCCCGACCTTCATCAAAGTCATAATCTTCTGGGCGGTTAAACCGTCCCAGGCCAAACATGTCATACGCTTCGGTTACTTCGCTATTGTCATCAAAGAACGGTGTATTACCAACAAATTCAAGATCCGGGTTTAAATTAATTTTACGCGTCATGGCGCGACGCATTAAATCCTGTTGACCAAACCTTGATGGGTTCCAGGGATACTGACCGGCCTCCGGTTTGGAGCGAAACAAGTCGTCAAAATCTAATCGTTTGGCAATTTCACCACGGCGATTAAATGGGTTTTGAATGTAACGACCTAGATCAAGCCTGTCATCTTTTGCCATCAGCCCTCAGATTTCTTCTGGTCTTTTTTCTTCTTTAATCCTACCAACGTTTGGCGAAGCCGTGCTTGTTTAACCGTTTTTTCGTCGTACTTATCCGGATTGGAAAGAACGTTCTCCTGAAGCTGAGCAGAAGTAATGCCTTTCTTTTTGGCTTTAGCCGTGAAGGCGCCTTCCTTGATGTCAGCGCCTTGGATCCACTTATTTGGTTTTTTCTTTTTTTCAGCCATTGTTAGTTTCCAATTCCAAGTTGGCGCAAGATCATTTGTGGATCGCGTCCTTCGATTCTACTTCGGCGCAAAGCTTCTGAAACGGCAAGTCCTTCTTGTGCCGCCCGGCGACGTTGCATTTCTCCTTGAAAAGATTGTTGAATACGACCAGTTGTTTTTTCGGCAGCAGCTTGAAGTTGCGGAGTGGTAAGTGACTCAAAACCACTACGCATTTGTTTACGCTGCAGCCAACCAGGTACATACGAAGGTTGGCGTTCAGAAGCGGCTGAATACTCACCTGTTGCTTTACTTACGGCGCCAGGTACATAAGCGGGTTCAATGCCGTAAACCCCAATACCGGCAGAGCCACCCGAAAGTTCAGGCTGAGGAGGTTTGTTAAGAAAACTGTATTTAATTTCTTGTTTTGATAATGCCGATTGGGGAATATCAGATGGCAAGGAAGCTGTAACACGGGCACTACCGGGAATGTCGGGACCCATTTCGTCGGGCGCTCCATACACAAGTGGATCTCCTGTTCCTGTTAATTGACGTTCTCTCGTAATCGGCATAGCTTCGTAATAAGACGGCGATGCTCCACGAATTGCAGTGCCTGCTGCAGTGCTTGTAATTTGAGCTTGTGGTCCAATATTGACAACCGTCCGTTCAGGAACAAACCCCGTAGGATCTGCTCCAACTCCCACAACATCAACAGCTTTACGAACAGAAGACGGAAGAGAAATATCTACTTTACCAAGTTCTTGTAAACGTCTAAATTCTTGTGTACCAGGTTGAACGCCAGGTAGTGATTTTGTGGTCCACGATTGCGCTAATGCTCTCTCAAAGCGTTGAGTGCCTGGACGAAGACCGCGAGAAGCTAAGTCTTGGCGTAAAGCCATCATTTCTGTTTTGGCAATATCCGCCAGTTCTTGAGAAGACAAAGAACGTATTGCAGTTTGTTCTGCCTGATCAACAGGAAGGCCATCTGGAAGTTGTGCAGCAATTTGATTGATTGAAGCATCTGCTTCATATCCAATCATTTCAGATGGATCTGCGTTTTGAATCATGGCTTGACGGTCAGCCTCCGCCATGTCCTCCATAAAGTCAACCCTAGAAAGGTTAATGTCTTCATTGCGCTGAAGCTGCTGCTTTACTCGTCCTGTTTGTTGATCTTCTGCGGCATCTAATGCATTAATTGTTTGGTCAACATTAAAAGTACGGGTAGTTTGCTGTTGATCTACTAGGGTTTCATTTTGAATTTCACTTACTAAATTCCAAAGATTTTTGCGTTGCTGCGAACGAACACTTGCCGCTTGTGTTGCAAGTTCACTCCTAGCGCTTTGATTGCTAAAAGCGGCAACCTCATCAATTAAATCACCAGCGGCTTGTTCCGCTGCACGATCTAAAATAGTTTGTTCAATGTAACCACGGCCTCCCAGTTGACTTGTTAGGAAGTCAGTGCCAGTGGTGCGAGCTGGCGGTAAAGCTTTAACTGCAGGAGCAGCTTGTTGTGCGGCTTTTGGCAATTGACCATAAGAAGGAGATTCCTGAAAAAAGCTTTGAATACCTTCTTGTGCTGTTGCATTACGCGGATTAAGTACTCGATCGTTAATAGCTTTTAAAGCGGCACGCGCATTTTCCGGAGAAACCTCACTTAAATCAGCTTGGATGACGCCAGGCATTCTTTCGGACCTGGCTTGGCGCGTAGTCTCGGCCATTTTCCCCAAGCGATCCACCATTCCCCCAGGAGTGGGTTGTGAAGGGGGCGGTTGACTGGGAGCAGGCGCTGCTTGGTAGCGTTGCTGGGCGCCACGAACGTCAGCTTCTGCTTTTCGTCCAATATTGCCAAGATCTTCTACCGTAACTTTCTGCGTTGCTCCACGTGCGGCGCGATTTGCCAATAAACGGCGCCCACCAATTCCAGCAGCAACGCCAAGGCCAGCAACTAACGCCGTTTTACCCAAAAAATCAACTAATCCGCCACCTTCGGACCCGGCTTCGTTCTGTCTTTCGTTTTCATATGCAGCTTGCGCCAAAAGTGCAGCTTGTAAATTAGGATCTTGGTAATATGAATTCATAATCCTGTTCTATAAACCTTTAATTTGCCTCCCAACATTCTATTGGCGATAAATCTTAGAAACATGGGCGCTATAGTGAAACAATAACGTATTTGATTCCAGGGATGGACGCCGGTACACGCCAAAAACGGGTCGAAGCTCTTGAAGCAATTAAAGATAGGGCTCTTGGGATGGCTGAAAAGAATACTGATCCGTTTGAAGTGCGTGATTTTGTGACTTCAGCCAAAAAAGAATTGGCATATGAGTTGCCTGACGAAGAAGCATTCAAAAAAGCAATGAACGCAACCCTCGCGTACAAGCGTAAAAAGGAATCTTAGAAATATAAGGACTTTTAAATATCGGCCGGGGCAAATGACCCCGGCTTTTTTGTCTAAAAATTTGGGATAAACCTTGTTTTACATGACACAATCGCACTTTTACTTAAAAGAGGGGCCCTATAGACCCCAAAAAGGGACTAGATTTTCCTGACGCTTCTCCACCCACCCACCCGAGTAGGGTCACGGGGAGAAAAAAAAGAATGTTGGGAGTGGCAGTGAGAGTAGGAGGGGGTGCGGTGGCACCAACAATCCCCTAACTACGTTATAACGATAGTGTTATACCCGCTCACTTCGTTCGCTAGTGCGACGAGCGGGCAAATATATACTGTCGTCCCTACCAAGCCTCAGCCAACAGACAGAACCAACATCCTCGGCTGATACGATTTCGTATCGCGCTGCGATATGCTTAGCTACACTCTCCTCCTGTTTTCAGGAAGAACTGTTGTCAATACTGGGTTTTCGGGGGCTGCGCATCCGTACAACGCAGACATTCCATTGCATTCAACTTTAAGATGGACATCTTCTACACCATTGTTACCAAGGAAGCAGCGTATTACTTCGTTGCTAACTCACAGTACAACCTGGTGCGTATCACACGCTTAGTCCTCAAAGGACAGAAGGGATACCACCGTAGTACCACAATGTCAATCGACAATGGACGCGAGTTCGCTCGCAGACTAAAGGCCAAGTGAGTAATAACTCCCTGCCAGGTGTAAAGCCTGGCTTGGTCATTGCCCAGCACGTAGGGATGGGCTCCTACACAACAACTCAACACCATGCGTTACCAATTCCCTAATGCAGCCACAATTATTTGTGTTGCAGCATTGATCATTGGTGTAGGCACACAAGTGTCAGTGCATCAACTTGAAAAGGCAACAGCACAGCAATGTGCTAACCACGATTGGCCTAAGGAAGCACACGAGGTTCACATGGCCTGGTGTGCAGCCAATCAGTATCCAACCAACTGAGTACCAGGCGTGAGCCGGGGGATCGAATCCCCCACTTAGTTATTGCCCAGCACGTAGGGATGGGCTCCTACGCAACTCAGTTCAACCATGGCTATTCGTAAGACTCTTGCTCAACAATTCTCTAAGGCTGCCAAGGCTTTGGAGAATGACAAGAGCAAGGAACGACTGGGCGCAGCAGTAATTGTTGCACGTGTGGCTTTGGCTAACACGATCATGCCCAAGAAGTTTAACTACCCAACCAGGTGAGTAATAGCTCCCAAGCCAGGTGCAATACGATGCTTACTGTGATCTCTACCCGAATGCTTGGATAGAGATTGTAAGCAAGGGAGACTACGATTCAGTAGTCAAATAGCTTACTGATCAACTTACTAACTTACCACTAGGAGACACAATGACTTACACATTCGATCAACTCAAGGAAGCACTTAATGAGTGCACATCATATGACCTTCAACCTTATTCTGATAGTAAAGAGTCTGGTTATTTACTCATTGATCCATTCAGTGATATAGTTGGCTACCCATTCTTTGATCTTGATGATGTCGCTGATTACATCATAATCAACGATCAGGTAGCTGACTACCTAACACAACTAGACAACTGACGTTTGCACTAAGGGGCTACGGCCCTTTTCTGCAGACCTCATTGTCTGCATTCAATTCACACCACTTGGATTCACATGACTCCTAAAGCTGTTGAACATTTACTCACGCAGGACGCTCGCCTGCTTGCACGTCGAGACGCCCCTGTCATTGACCAAGATCTTGAGCAGCAGCGTCAAGCTGCACTCGAAATCTTTTTCCAATGGCAAGATGGGGCGCGTGAGTTCCAAGATCTTATGCCGTTCTGCGTGGTACTCCAACGCCAGGTAAATCTCAACCGAGATCTGCTACGTTGGGAACGCCAGAACGCAGACTGACTTCTGTACTTAACCTTCCGTTGATACGAATTCGTATCGGCGGTAGGTTTTCTACAGGACTCAACATCCTGTATCCCATTGTCAATTCAACACCATGCTGAGCAACACCATCATCGGCAACATCACTTACATGGAGAAAGCTGTGCATGAGGGTCGCGAGTTCCTTGCGATCACCATGGCAGTTAACGACATGTACGAAGGTGCTTGCCGAGTCCGGTTCAACAACTCCAACGGGTTGTTGACTGCATACAACAACAGCACACTCGTTGTTGGACACCAGCTCATCCTCGGTCAATATGACGTGCGCATCAGCAGCATTCGTACGCACTACCTAAAAGATGGACTGATGCATCAACTCAAGTATCCTGAGCTTGCACTTACTCGAGTGAGGGCTATCATCGGTGCTGCACCCAGGCCCAAGCCTGAGGTTGTAGCACCAACTGTCGAACCAACTCTCGAAGAGATTGCATTCTGACTCCTGCATCAAGGGCCTTGGGTTACCGGGGCCTTTCTTGCAGGACTCAACATCCTGTTCAACATTTACCCAACATCTCAACCATGCCAGTCACTATTGATCACAAAGAACTTCAAGATGCACTGGAAGAGTTTAATATTCGTCCGGCAGATTACTATCTGTCGTTTGACACCAATGTTCTTTACCTCGTTTGGTGTACAAACGGCGCTAATGCCGTTCGTCTCGTACACAACAACGGGTGTATAGACATTGAAATCAAAGGCGTATGGCATGAGGAAATTCCTGAAGGTTACATCCTTCCTTCATACGCATGCGTACGTTACATCCTTGCCGGTGCCGTACTTGGCATCGACATCACCTCACCTAACACCACTACACAACAACTGACATGAAACAAATCATTCCCCTCGGCAAAGGCCGATTTGTCCACGTTGATTCTTACGGTGCGTCTCATGAGACACGCCGTGGATCAATTATTGTGGCAGCCTTTGCTATGCTCATCTCAGCACTCACTGTCGGTGCCGTACTTGGCATCGACATCACCTCACCCAACACCACACAACATGGCTATCCACATCGCACTGATCGTTGACCGCACCGGTCGCTATGCCCACGTTTGGGGCGAAGCTCCAAGCTGGAGTAAGTTTTCCGACCAGCTCGAAGACCTTGGCGCAGAGGTGGTAGAAGAACAAACAGACGACTGGGAAGGCAGTACTAAAGATGAGATCGCTGAAGATTGCGTGGCAATTAACCAGCTTCTCAGCGGTACGGACTTCTTGCCCCATTGATAGCGTCAACAGAACAGACCACACCACACCTGGTACTTGTCATCTGATAGGTACCAGGTACTCTATGCAAGCAACCAACTCAAACCATGGAAGCACTCAGCCAACTGGACGTTCAAGCCCCTGATCACGTCAGTGTGATTACAAGGGAAGGCAAGGTCACCATCTCCGTCGTCAAAGACGGAACATCAGTGACCCTTGGGTTCCCCATCAAAACTACAGGGCTTGATACAACCCCCAGACCCCCGCTTCAGCCACCAGCACCAAAAGTAATGGCTGTTAAGACCCAGCATTCCACTGCAGTGCAGCTGGAAACATCTTATCTTTCTTTGAAAGGTAAGCACTCTCCCGTTGGCAACTGTAAGTTGACACCACAGCAGGTACGTCAAATCAAACTGATACTGACCGATGAACGGTTCATGAAAGCATTTGGTTCTAGGCAACAAGCTTACGAAGCAATTGCTGCTAAGTTCAACGTCAGTTACCACACAATCTCCAACATCCACAAGGGACTTGCTTGGAGGAACGTAAGTATCTAACACCGCAGTAGTATATTTGTACTACGAATGGACCTGAGTAAGTCCTTAAACTGCTCAACACACCACTGCAACTCACACGATGAAAGACCCTGACTTCATTGATGAACAACGCAATGCCGATGCCCTTGACGCAATGGCTGATCGTATATACGAATTGGAAGAAGCCATGCGTGAAGCAGAGCAAGATGGTTGGACAGGCGTTTTCAATGATGAGATATCAAATGAAGAACGCTACGCATGTGACCATTACAACGAGAGGTATGTAATCAATGACTGAACCGCTCTCCCCCGCCGCGCAGGCGGTGCTGGATGCGTATAAGAACGCTCCAGATTTGATGCTTGACGGTGATCCTGACGAAGTGGAACGGCGCCTTGGCCTTGCCGCCGCCCTGCGGGTTGCTGCTGATCAGGTAGCACCCGATGGCTATGCCTCATTTACTGGCGACATCGATTGGGACCAAGGAATGGAAGCAAGAAGTGACTCAATCCGTGAGGCAATCCTCGCCATCGCCGCCGAGCTGGAGGTACGCATGTGACCATTACAACGAGAGGTATGTAATCAATGACTACCACTAAACAAATCTGGGATGAAGACCCAGTGCTACTGGCTATTGTCCTGGTATCAATCACAGTCACACTCATTGGAGACTTCATTAAATGCCTACTGCAAATTCATTTGCCAAGACAGAAACAGCTCGTCGTTGGATCAGTCATTACAACTGGTCAACAGAGTTTGAAGACAAGGAACCAACCACGATCACGCTCCACGAATGCAGCCTGCATTACGGTGGACCAGAAGAAGGCGGATGGTATTACGAATCAGGCTGGCCCATCAAAACAGTCTGTGTCTTCTCCAAGAAGCAAGCCATCCGCGAAGCAATCGCACTCGAAGAGTACGCACTCGAAACGTACGGCGACAAGAAGGACTACCTCGGATGGCCTCAATGGCGCGTTAGTTTCTCAGACGAGTACGCCAAAGCGTACCCCAAAGAACGTCCGTACTATTGCTGATGTCAAATCAACTGGACCTGCCAAAGCTTGATCCCAAGATTAGGCTGACAATCAACCAACGCAACATCTGGTTTTACTTTCTGAATCACAGGAAGAAGTACAAGAACTTACCTTGTTATGTACCAAAGCTTCCGATGCAAGAGACCAGGCGTCAAGACTATTACACAGCCTTGGAAAGGTTGGAGCAATACGGATTGATACGCGTGGACAGAACCAGTCGTAACTACACGGGCTGGATCATGCTTGATCCCTAAGCGCATAACACTAGCGTTATATAAGCTGTCCTTATATCCCATTCGCTATTTGCGAATAGCGAACAAAGGGTATTGCCAGATAACTACTGGCCTACCCCCCAAACCCCCCGCTGTTCAGTACCAGGGGGGGATCCTTAGATATACATACGGTATATCCACTTACTCCCACCATCCATTCATCAACTCAACCATGGAACAATCACAGAGGTATCCAAAGATTGACTGGACCAAGAACGAATACTTTCATGTGCAACACGCATTGGAAATCCTCCAACATGTTGTTGATCGTGAATCAAAACGTCACGAGATGAATCAACACCTCACACCCAGCATGCTCAGCATGTTGGAAGATGAGATCATCCCAATGCTCAGTAACGAACTTGGCTGTGACGATGGGCCAAGCGATTACGAAATCTTTGGTGAACCACCGATGACGGCAAACGAAATGTACACTGCTGCATGGCGTCAGCACCAAGAGCTTCACTCCTAACCAAACATTAAGAGAATCTGTAAGTCTGCCTTGGACTAGCCGTCCAGGGTAGACTGATCCTGCTTAACTCATTCCGCAAAACACACATCAGATGTCCGACAAACCACGCATTCCCGACGCACTTGACATGCAACGTCTGCATGCCATGCAGCTTGTTGCCAAAATGAAAGAGTCCGCTGATAAGCATGGCGTTCAATTCATCGGGGGTTTTGTCACCCCCGATGGAGAGAAATTTGTAATGACCAATATGGATGAAGATGATCAACGTATGCTCATGCCTGAGGAACTCAAGTGACTAAAGACAAATCACCAATCAACTTCGACAAGACAATTGCTGGCTTTAACATAACTGAGCACGGCGTTAAGTCTTATACCAAGTCAATTAAACTTGGTCCGTTCCAGGTTACACTTAACGCTCGTGGCTCTGGTGTCAGAGGATCTATCAGTATCCCTGGCACAGGCATAAGCAAACGAGGTATCAAACTGTTCTAATAGCTGGGCATCACCACTACGGTGTGTAAGTCCCAGCATTCACCCAGCTTTCAACTCAACATGGATTCACTCACACTATTTGATCGCATCAATCTTGCAAAGTGTGCACAGTTGCGGGCAGAAGCTCGCCTTTGTGACAACGACGGATTCCTTGCGGAGTATACCACTGCACGCATGTGGACTAAGTACCGGTGTTACATCACCAAAACACATTCATTCGTGGAGCCTGACTGATGTCTGTTCTTGCAATCGAATCAACTATCATCGATGATGACTATGTCACAGTTGAAGCAATTGTTGATGACATGCGTTGCATTTATGCAGCGACTTACTCAAACCCTGCTGAGTATGCTCCGGCACTTTGCCGAGCTAGTTTCTTCTTGGGTGATGACACCATCCCTACTGATGAAGATGGCTTCTGCCGTTATCTTGACGCATGCCAGCTTGAGTGGGAACCCATTGATCTAGGTAACGACGAATGATTGGATTCTCCATCGAATTTAAACGCTGGTATATTACAGTGCGTGGTCCCATGGGCAGGGTATATCTCTGCGCTGGGTTTGCCAAACGCCTGCCAGTGTTTGTGTCACCGCAACAATCAATTGCATTTGATGACGACATCAATAATGATGAAGGCCATAGTGTGAAGTAACACTACGTCCTGAGCATGACGTTAAACTGCTCATCACTACGAACTCAACCCTGAACTTACCATGGAATTTCGTCTTCCGACCAATCTTCAGAACGAACTTATCCCTTACGATCCAACGCTCAAGAAGTTGGCACGTACTGAAAAGCAAACCAACACAACTACTAAGAAATCTAAATACCCACTTGGCAATCCACCACAGTTGATGCCATTGGATATTGTAAGAGAATCACTACAGCAAGAAGCAATTGATGTTATCAATGCATCAGCTGCTCCTGATAGGCACCACGAATTCAAGTTGCCTGTCGGTAACATTCCCAATGTAGAGTACGTTGTCCATGCAGTAATGTACCACTACGAAGGCGTATGGGTAGCAGCATGGCTGCCACCTAAAGGCAAGGAGAATGACTATGTATACGGCTACACTTACTGCTTCAAGGACACAGCCGCCACTCGTAAGATGCTGGATTACCAGGTTAAAAATCACCTGGAACAATACACCATATCAGAAATTGGTCGCTCTACTTATTACCACAAGACTGAATTGGTTACCAAGCAAGACATCATTGATGGTAATGATAAAGCCCACTGGATGTATAACACCAACAGCTGGAGCGCAAAGGGTAGAAACATTTCAGCAATGTTAGGACTCTTTAGGGATGCACTTAAGAAAACAATTCCAACCTGGTCAGACGGTCGTGGAATATTTGATCGCATCAAAACTTCTCGTAACCTATACAACTTGCTTAGTGAAGATCGTGACTTAGATCGTAACTACTGGATCAAATACGAAAAAGATTTTGAGCAAACTAAAAAACAATGGTCTGCATCAGTTGCATCTTTGTTCCACATAATTGATTACCATGCAAATGTCCCTCACTATAATCCGTTTGCTCCATTTGTGCGCGTTCGTCACATCCTTGATAAACCATTCTTCCGCAAGTGGATCCAAGATAAATGTAATGAGATCAATACAAAGTACCAAGATGAATCAGTAGACACTATGGCTACAATCCGCAGGCCTTGGTTGTTAATCAAAGAGTTTGTTAAAGGTATTGCTTATGTCCATTCAATCTGGGGTGATGCAGTTCCACTGGATTACTACCAATCAAACATCGATAACTTGATGGGCATTGAAGTCTGGGGCACTGTACCAACAATTGTTGTTCCGTGGCTAACTGAACATATGCCAGTTGCTTCATTCTTCCAAATGCGTAGTAAATACTACTTGGAACAGAAGGCTGCTCCACAACGTAGTTATGACTATGAAGAAAAACTTGGTATGTCTAAGTACCGATTCCGTGAATGGGAAGATACATGCAGCATGCTTAATCAAATCCTCAGTAACGACAAAACAATTGATCCACCTAAGCGTTGGCGCATCACTGAATTCCATGACCATGTGCAAGCAGAAGCATGGAAAATTCAGAATCCCAATCACAAACTTCCACAAGATCTATTCCCTGCACCAATCAAGGTGCAGCACGCTGATCAGAACTGGTCATTCTTCCAGCCATTTGACACCCATCAACTGGCACAGTGGGGCCAGGCCGTACGTAACTGCGTAGGTAACGCCAGCAGTTATGCCGAAGGTGTACGCAAGAAACAACACTTCATTGTGTTGTGTATGGTCGATGGTGCACCACGCTTTACCATCCAACTTGAAGTCAACATGGGACTCATGAGTGTCAAACAGATTGTTGGGATGCACAACTCCAGGCTGACGGAGGCAGATCGTGATCTGTATTCGGCAGCTTTCCGTCAGGCCTTGCAATCCCGCGAGGAACAGCTTAAGATCTGATTGCTGAAGCCACAGCAGGGCCATCGTATTCTCGTTATAGGTGGCCCTTTCTCTAATGCCTGATTACACTGACGATCAACTACTTGCCATGGCAATGGCAAATCTTGGTGAGTACATCCATGACAACTCACCACATTACATTCTGATTGAAGAAGATCCTCGCAATGAGGATGACTACGATACGTGGAGTTATGGCTGTGAGCCATTGCCACATGATCACACTTGGCAACACACATCAATTGATGTGAGTGTAAGCCCAAGTGATGGGGACATGGCGGAATAGGTAGACGCAACGGACTTAAAATCCGTAGGCCATTGGCTGTGAGAGTTCAAGCCTCTCTGTCCCTACCAACCCATACAACAGCTCAACACCATGTCAATCTTTGCTTGCTTTAAGTACATCATCCCTGAGTTCCATGCATTCAGTGATGACGACAATCGTTACAACCTTGGTGCAACATGGACTGCACAAGATGGACTCAAGGATTATCACAACCTTGAACTAAGGTATGTCCATAACTCAGAGCGGCTTGCGCTCCAGGGGGATCCACAGCCTGATGGCTCATGGCGTTACGTGGAAGCCAACGGTTCCGTTCATACCATCTCACCTGAACGTGCCAAGCATTTCATGGAGCAGACTCATCAGCATGCCACGATCATGTGTGCCATGCTCGACAAGCTTAAAGAGTCAGGGGTTATGAACGAACCACTGGACACCCAAGCCAGCCCAGCTTAAACTCAGTACCTACTCACTACCCTCCGTTACTAACAGCGGAGGGTTTACTCATGGACACACAACCTTCAAATGATTACATTGACCTTGATCTTGTTGACAAGGTGCTTGCATTAGTACCAGAGCAGGCATGGTCTTTAGTATTGACCGCTATTGTTAGCGGCATTGTTGATGAGATGCCATCGACTGTGCTCCAGGAATTGACTGGAGATGTGGAGGGGTTTGATCGTGCTGAAGAAATCTTGACTTCGTATTACAATGGCACAGATCAACGCAATGCTTTAATCCAAGATGCATTCAAACTTATTGGTACAGAAAATACATTGCATCTTTTGGATGCAATGCAATTAAACAAGTATGTTGAATCTCTTGAACTTAACACTGAAACCAATGACTGAACTATCACCACAAGCGCAGGCGGTGTTGGATGCTGCCGACTCCGCATTTGACCAAGCTGGAACAACTCGCCAAGGCATTGCCGCCGCCCTTCGCAGGGCTGCTGGTTATTTGTTTCCAAACGACACAGCTAAACAGTGCTACGACCGTCTCCTCGCAATCGCCACCGAACTGGATGACCAGCAATGACTGAACTATCGCCACAAGCGCAGGCAGTACTAGATGCCTATCGCAGCATTTGGCTAGATGAACCATTGGAGTGTGACGTGGAGTGCCTCGCCGCCGCCCTGCTGGCTGCTGCGGATCAGGTGGTGCCTGATGAATCTCATCCTGGAGAATCTCAATTTTGGGATGATGAAGCAGAGCAGGAATGGCAAAACAATCGTCATGTTCGCCTCCAATTCCTCGCCATCGCCGCCGAGCTGGAGGGTGGCAATGACTGACTTTCGTGCGCTGTGCGCTGAGCTGCTAGCTGACTATGACAACTGCCACTACCGTTCCGAGTTGAGTGACCGCGCCCGCGCCGCCCTGGCTCAGCCCGAGCCGCAGGGGCCTAAGTTGGTTTATCGCTACAGCCCGGTCACTATTGCCGAGTGCGGTGGCCCGTGCGAGCAAGGCCCTCAATACTGCGACTGCGGCGAAATAAAGGGCGAACCTGCGCCCGTCCCGGTGGCGCCTACGGATGAGGAGCTGTGGGACCTGTACCAACACCTGGGAAGTTACTTTTCTCCTACGGAGTTTGCTCGTACAGTTCTCGCCCGCTGGGGCACACCCACCAATACTATTAACCAGGAGGACTAATGGCCATGGAAATCCAAACACTTCGCGGCAACTTTTCTCAATTCAGCAAAGGTTTGTCAATTCGCGTATCAGACGGAAATGCAACGCTTGATACTTACATTGACCGCAAGGAATTGCGAGCTTTTGCTGCCATGCTTGTTGACATTGCCGATGACGCACTTTCCAAGATTGGAGAAGAAGCTCAAGATTGCCAATCGAAACTACGCGACTGTCTTGAGGATCTGCAAAGCGGCGATTGGAAAGCTCCCCTTGTCGAGCCGGTGCCTGTAGTGGAAGGTGCCGATGACTGACGCCCTGCTCGCCCTCGCCCTGCTGCTCGCCCTCGGCGCAGCGTTTGAACTAAGTGTGAAAGTAATTTTTGTTAAGTTACTACCGCTGTTGCTTAGGTTGCATTAATGAAATGTCGTCAATGTAATAGCAAGAACACACGTGTTACTTGCACTGATCACTTTGATACATTCACCAAGCGTTACTGCAGATGCCTCGATTGCAATTCAAAGTTTCGAACTGTTGAATACTATGAAGAACGGAAGCCTGGCCCCCCGCCTGGCACACCAAGAACACGTAACATAACGCGTGGTGAGTCCCATGGTTCTGTAGTATTTCAAGAGAAGGACATCCGCATGATGCGCACTCTCTACCAACAAGGCACAACCTTGGTATCCATCGCAACTAAATACGGGACAAGTTCTTCTTACGTGTCACGCATTGTCAACTACAAATCATGGAGCCACATTAAATGACCAGTGCCAAGTATGACTTCAACATTGGTGATCGCGTAGCCGAGCGTCCCAAGTCACATGGGTTGTTTGCTGTAAGTAAAGAAGCTGAGGAGATTGTTAAACGCAATAGGTCTCAAAGGTATGGCACTATTGTTGGCTATGATACACAGCTAAACAAAAGTGGTAAGCGCATGAACATGTTGCTTGTGCAATGGGATCACCTCAAGTCCCCAATGAAACATGCAAGGTGTAGGATCTGTCCCATTGATCAGCTTGCTACATTGACAAAACAAATCATTGTCCCAGGGGAATGACCATGAACGCATCACTTGTTTGGGTCACGCCTCAAGCCGAAAAGTTGATCACACGCATGGCTCGGGTGTCAGCTCCAAAGAACCAAGACAATATGGATACAGCTCCTAAATTATTGCGGTACTTATTAAAACATAAACACTACTCTCCGTACGAAATGGCTAACATGTGTGTTGAAATCAACACAACACGTGCAATATCTGCACAGATTATTCGCCATCGTTCGTTTAGCTTTCAAGAATTCAGTCAGCGCTACGCAGATATCAATGAGCTTGGCTCAGCTGTTATCCCACACCTGCGCCGTCAAGACCACAGCAACAGACAAAACAGTATCGACGACTTGACATCAGAAGATGTTGCCAACTTCTATCGGCGCATCAGTCAACTCTTTGAGGATACTGAGCATCTCTATCGTGAGATGGTAAGTCATGGCATTGCCAAAGAGTGCGCCAGGAACATCTTGCCGATGGGTACGCAGACTAAGATCTACATGAACGGTTCGCTCCGTTCGTGGATACATTACCTGCAGCTAAGAACTTCCAATGGAACCCAAGTAGAACATAAACAAATCGCAGAAGAAATCAAACAAATCTTCTGTGCACAATTCCCAGTCATTGGAGAAGCTGTGTTCTCAGGAGATCCAGGGATTGCCTGAGGATTCTTTTAGTCAGCCCGTTGAATCAGACAACAACTTCAGCAGGTTGTTTTTTTAATTCCTTAATGGCACGCTTGGACTCTACATCCTTGCGTGTTTGTTTTTTCTTTTGGTTTGCCAGGTACACAAGCAGTGCTTGATCCATTATTCTGTATCTGTTGTTACTGAAGTTTACTCCAATTGACGTACACCATGTCGTTCACTGTGTAACACAAATGACACCAAACGAATACCAACGCAACGCACGTTTTAATTATTTGGCAAAGCATGATCACTTTGCTAAACCAGATGACTTTATTGAAGTAACCGAATGGTACAACGGTGAAGGCTTTGATGTACAACTCAGCACCAACGCTGGTGAACAACGTATGTCATTTAGCTGGGGTGAATACCAAGCATTGAAAGCAACCCTTGGTGACTGGGCTGAAAACAATCTGGAGAATGAAGAATGACTAATCAACACCCTATCACCCTACCGCCGGAGTTGGTAGAGCAGTGGTATTCTAATTCACCACTAGACCGAGGCTTAACTGTTGCCACCCAAGCCGCACAATGGGGAGCCGACCAAGAACTGGAGGCGTGTTGTGAGTGGCTTAATGGCGGATCAAAAATTGATTACGACACTGCTGCGTTACTCCGCGCCGCCCGCCGCCCCAAGCCGCCGAGCTTGAAGGAGCAGGCGCTTGGCATCCTCGATGTGGCTCACCACGATGTTTTAGAAGATGATCAAATAGCAACTATCCGCCGCGCACTGGAGTCGATCAATGATTGACATCAACAGCTATGGCGGACAAATCGGGCGCATTATGTGGCAGAACACTTGGAACGAGCTATGGGGATACACTGGTTTCTGGGACAAGAATCCAGGAAAGAAAGGTCGATTTATTCTTTGGTGTATTCGACCGCGCACTGGAGGCGCTACCTGAATGACTAAACAAATCAACGGTGACAAGTTGTTTGTCATTGATCCACACCCTGCTATTCCACCTGCTGATCAACTAAAGAAGTGGGAAGACAAATGGTTTGACGAAGAAGAACATGCTGATGTTCTGTTGATCCAAGCGTTTCAAGCAGGCGCCGACCAGGAGCTGGAGGCGTGCGTCGGATGGCTTGACCGAAATGGTTACTTCGATTCTGCGCATGAACTCCGCGCCGCCCGCCGCCCCAAACCGTCGAGCTTGAAAAAGCAAGCGTTAGTTGATCTTTATGATATCTACACCAGCCAGCCCTTCCCTGTGGGAGATAATCGCTTTAACTGTATCCGCCGCGCACTGGAGGCGCTACCTGAATGACTGACTTATCACCACAAGTGCAGGCGGTGTACGACTCAATGCGCGCCGCCACCACAATCGTTCCAACCCGCGTTGAATCTGGTGTTCCGGTCGCCTATCGACTGGCCCGGTATCGCACCACCGAAGGTGCTGTTCACCTCAAGCTCCAGGGCGCCTACCGATGGAAACAAGGGGCCAGCAGCGGGATTGAGTGGAGAGACATTGAAACCGTCGATCTTGACCAGGAGGCCGACAATGGCTGAACCTCTCTCCCCCGCCGCTCAGGCGGTGTTGGATGCCGCTAATGCTTCCGCAACTAATGCGTGGTCTGATGCCACTCACCAACGCTTTAGGTCTGGTGTAGCCGCAGCCCTGCAAGCTGCTGCGAATCAGGCGGTGCCAGATGACGGTGTGGCGTCATCTATTGAACGCATTGTTGAAAAGCGCATCCAAACCAAACTTCTCGCCATTGCCGCCGAGCTGGAGGGTGTGACCTCACGGTGATCAAGCCGCAAGGTCATTCGCTTGCTAGCCAGGGGAAGCAGCAGAAACCCTGACTCCCTCGGGGTTGACGCTGCTCTGCTACACCCCAGATAATCATACACGTCCTAAGCATGACGTTAAACTGTTGGTCAACTCAACTCAACTACCATGAAACTTCTTAAGTTTTCTACCGGCAACGGCAAGCTCAAGAATCGTTTGATCTTCTCGCTCCCAGCGGGATACGCCTGCCCTCACGCAGGTGTGTGTAAGACCATGGCCGATCGTGCCACTGGTTCTATCATTGATCTGCCACAACACAACGGCACAACAGCAGATGAGTTCCGCTGCTTTGCTGCCATGGCAGAAGTTAGGCCAAACGTACGGGAGGCACGCTGGCACAACTGGGATCTGTTGCGTGGTGTTATGTATGGCAATGGAAACCAAGCGTTGTTGTTGCGTGATCTAATTGACATGTCGCTCAGCATGCAACCACCAAAAGAACTGGTGCGTGTCCACGAGTCAGGAGATTTCTGGACTGAGAACTATCTCAAGGCATGGCTGATGGTTGCCAAGCAACGCCCCAAGCAAAAGTTCTATGCCTATACCAAGTCTCTTGGGATGTGGTACAACCTTAAAGATCTGATACCATCCAACTTTTATCTTACCGCATCTTACGGTGGTACGTTGGATTACATGCTGCCCAAGTATCCAGACGTTTATACACGCATTGCGTATGTGGTGTACACGGAAGAAGAAGCAGCAGAGCGTGGACTTGAGATCGACCATGACGATAGCCACTGCCTTGGTGATAAGCCATTCGCACTCTTGGTTCATGGGTCCCAGAGGGCTGGTACTCCTGCATCCCAAGCGTTGTCTCAACGCAAGAAGGATGGGAAGTTTGTCGGGTACGGTAAATCAATGCAGAAGATATCCTGAATATCTTGCATTGACAAACAGGTCTGATAACATCTGACAGTTATCTTCTTTTTCAAATGAGCTACGTCATTGTCTCCTGGAAATCAGGAGCGCCGCATGCGGTACATGCATGCAACAAAACTAACTCTTTCCAGTTGGTTCCATTAGACTCTGACGTAGCTCTTACCAAGATTTTTTCGCATCCGTATCGTGCGGGTGCGCAACAAATTTTAAATTGGATTAACAAGAATGATGACCAGCTCGCCCGTCAAGAACTCGACGTTTATGATGAAGCCCAGTTCAGGAAATGACTAATACAAAAATCTGTTCAGGTTGCAAACAAGAAAAACCTTTGTCATGTTTTTACTTACGTAGTGATTCTAAAAACTACAGAAGCAATTGTAAAAATTGCACAAAAATTAAACAAGCAAGAAAGTGGGCTAATGATTTTGAATTTAAAAAACGTGGCATTGCAAGACAACGTCGTTGGCAACGTCAAAAATTTTATGGTCTTTCTTTACAGCAAGAGCAAGAACTTTTAAAAATACAAAACAATGCTTGTGAAATTTGTAAAAAACAATTTCAATCTGATGCAGATTACCATGTTGATCATTGCCATAAAACAAATGTAATCCGAGGATTGCTTTGTCCTGGTTGCAACAAAGCGTTAGGATTATTCAAAGAAAACCCTGAAGCACTTAGGCAAGCAGCTATTTATGTCGAAAGTCAAGGAGTCACGTTTCCAGCTAAAACCAAATCCAAATGAAACGTTTTTAGTTTTTGATTGTGAAACCAATGGTTTGTATGATCAAGCTACTGTTGTTCATTGTCTTGTGATCTATGACGTCAACAAGCAACAAACTTTTACTTATGGGCCTGAGTCTATTGATGCTGCTCTTGCTCATTTGGCAACTGCCACTTGTCTTATAGGACATAATATTTGTTTTTTTGACATTCCTGTACTAACAAAGCTTTATCCTACTTTCACACACAATGCCAGGGTCATCGATACACTTGTGTGCACTCGATTGATCTGGCCAAAGGAATTACTCAATGACCTTGACACAGAACAATATCCGCAGGTTCCATCGAAACTGCGGGGATCAGCTTCTCTTAAGGCCTGGGGATGGCGCCTGGCCGATAACAAAATCAACTTTAAAGACTTCTCGCAATACTCTGAGGAAATGTTGGAGTACTGTGTCCAGGACGTTGTCATTACTACCAGGCTTTGGCAAAAGATCGCAGACGAATACTATCCGCAATCAGCGCTCAAACTTGAGCATGACTTTGCTATCGCAATTAACCGACAAATTAGATCAGGTATTCCTTTTGATGTTGATGCATCTCTTGATCTTGTGGATGAACTACGCACAAAGCAACAAGACATCGAGACAAAGCTAAAAGAAATCTTTCCGCCAATCAAACATGAAACAGTATTCATTCCAAAGGTCAACAACAAAACCAGGGGTTATGTCAAAGGTGAACCATTTGTCAAGGTTCATTATGAAGAATTCAACCCTGGTTCTCGTCAGCAAATTGTTGATCGTCTACAAGAAAAATACGGATGGGCTCCTGAAAAAACAACTGAGAAAGGTAATCCAATTCTTGATGACGATGTACTTGAATCACTTCCATATCCAGAGGCCCAAGTACTGGCTCAATACATGCTGGTCAAAAAACGTCTGGGACAAATCGTAGATGGCAACAACGCTTGGAACAAGTTGGTTAATAACGACACTGGTCGCATGCACGGTGATGTTGTTACTAATGGTTGTATCACTGGCCGCTGCGCTCATCGCAACCCAAACATGGGTCAAGTCCCTGCTGGTTACTCACCTTACGGTAAAGAATGCCGTTCTTTTTTCCATGCTCCTATGGGTTGGCAGCTACTTGGTATCGATGCCAAAGCGTTAGAGCTACGTTGTCTTGCTGGATATCTAGCCATTTGGGATGGCGGTGAGTACGCCAAGCTTGTTGTTAATCCTGAATCAGATATCCATACAATCAACCAGGAACTATTTGGCGTGGCTACCAGGGATATTTCTAAGCGTTTGCTTTATGGATTGTTGTATGGAGCTGGTGCACTAAAGGCTGGCACGATTGTGGATCCGAATGAAAAAGATGAAACAGTTCTGCGTCAACTAGGAAGGACTGCAATCAATTCATTCATGAAAGGTGTACCTGCATTGCGTCACCTCAAGGAACAAATTGAGAATACACTTGCAGAACGCACGTATTTGATTGGGCTTGATGGTCGGCATTTGTATTGTCGTTCAGCGTTTAAAGGATTGAATGTGTTGTTGCAATCAGCAGGTGCAATCCTTATGAAGCAAGTTGTTATTACAATTCAAAACAACATCACCAATAACTTGGGCCTGGTGTATGGAGAAGACTGGGAACAAATGCTGATGATTCATGATGAAGTTCAGTTGGCTGCCAAGCCGGAACACATCTTAAAGATCCAGGAGCAGGCAATGGCTGCGTTCCCACAAGCACAGGAATTCTTTGGGTTCAGGTGTTTGATTGAAGGCGACTCTCGTGTAGGATCCAACTGGTCTGAAACCCATTGATTACCATGGACTCTCAAGTTGATTACGAGCTTCTGGCTAACGACTTGTACTTGGCTGCTGATCATTTCTTTTGTTCAATGTTTGATAGTTCTTGCTGGAACGACGAAGAATTAAACAACAAGTACATAACAGTTCTTGGAGAAGCTCGCAAGGTATTTGGTTCCGCGTCCCAAGCATGACGCTAAACTGCTGTAACACTATCCTTTTGATCCCATGAACTTTTGTTGCATCTGCGCACAGCTGGGTGAAAACCCACGCGAAGTTTTTACCAGCGCATCTTCAACTGCAATTCGTTGCTCCGTCATCCTTCCTCCAGTTGGAAACAAAGCACCTACCACAATTGAATACAACATCTACGGAAAACAATCCGAGCGTTTCCAGCGACTGCATAAAGGAAACCTCATCTACATTCACGGCGCCAAGCTACGTTATGATCTCGAATCCAAAACGTATTCGCTACATGGAGGAGTTGTTGCAGAAGTTACGGATACATTCCCAATCCTCAACTCAATCATATTGACTGGCCGTTGTGTTAAAGACATTGATCAGTCTGATGCACGTGCATTTAAAACAACCGCTGATGGTTTGATGATTGCGAATCAAAGCATCTCGGTTAATACCGGTAAAGGCCAAGCAGATCTATTTAACTTCTATGCAATCAACAATTCAACAGACAAGTTTAATCAAGCCGAACTTCTGGTGAACTTCACCAGGAAAGGTACGGGCATTACAATCCACGGGCGATTGGTTACTGATCGTTTTAAGGATGCCAATACCCAGGAGATTCGTAACATCTCCAAACTTCAACTGGTCAATATGACCTTGGCTCCCAAGGGGGCAGACGGTAGTGCGCCTAAGCCTGTAGCGCCGCAAACAACTGTGGCATCGGCAGGTGAGGTAACATCCCTCTGGGGTGGCCGCACCGCTGAGGAGAACAACGATCCTTGGAACCAAGCATCAGGTGGCGGTCTACCTGAAATCCCTGGTCAATACGGACAAGCTCCCAACCTCGACGAGATTCCTTTCTGATGACGATTCGGTTTTCCCACTCGGATGAAGATCTAAGTATTTCATTTGAGTCCCAAGCTGTTACTACGGATGAGGTGGTGTCTCACTTCATCCAGTTTCTTTCGGCAATGGGGTATGCCCGCGAAAGTATTCATGAGGCCATGCAAGAGATCGTTGATGAGCACGACGATTACCTGAAGAATCTTGACAAAGAAAAAGCTCGGTTGCTTTTTAACGTAGACTGAGTCACGCCTTGGGATGGCGTTAAAAGCATCCAGCGTTTACTACGAACCGACCATGACCCAACTTCCGTCTTTGAAAGACATCAACACAATGGCTACGAAGAAAACTTCTGCTCTTGCTACACGCGGTCTGGAATCTTTCAAGATGTTCCAGTCCAAAGAATTTGTATCGGGTTACCAGAACCTGGTCACTATCCAACCACTGAACAAGTCTAAGACTCGTGGTTGGTTCGTGCGTAAGTCTGATCTGGATACCTGCGGTTGGACCGCAACTGAAGATCAGTTTGCTAAAGGTTCAGTCATCTGGAACTACAAGCAAACCTTTGGTATGGCTCCCAACACTTCGATTGAAGAAGGGTTGAATTTTACTGAGCCTCGGCTTCAAGTGCTGTTGCGTTCTCCCCTGATGGTTGAAGAAACCTCTGGGATGCGCCAGGTGATTGGTTCGTTTGACAATCCGAATGTCAAAGAACTGTTTGAGGCTGACAAGATTGCATCTGATCTTGCCAACAGCAAAGGTGAAATGTACAAGCGCAGGTACAGCGTGCGTACCAAATACCTGGTGTATGTGCTGACCCAGGACAACAAGCGTGCCCATAAGATTCCTATGGTGCTGACGTTGAAAGGCCTGAATGGTACCGACGTTTCTGAAAAGATTCGTCTGTATGAAAAGGAAATGTCCAAGTGCCTGAGCAAAGCACTGGACTCTGAAGTGCCTCTGGCATTCAATGAAAAGTTCTATGCCACTACGGTGTTCTGTCCTGTGCTGGCAAATGAAATGCGCGGTGCCAACAACGTTGAGATCTGCGCCATTGAATCCTTTGACATCCCTGATTACAGCTCCCAGGAAGATGCAGTCGAATCTTTGAATCGTCTGTCAATTCCTGATGAAGATCGGGAATCAACCTGGAAGTATCAAGAGATGTTCCAGGACTACATCAACGTCCATGCCAAGCAGGATTCAGACAAACTTGGTGGTGCCTATGGCATCAAGGAAGGTGTTGAGATTCTGCCTGTGTCCCGCACCATGGATCCAGTGGATGTCAAAGCCCTGCCTTCTCGCGATGAGTTGACAGGGGAAGACGCTTCACTACTTTGATGTAGGTTCAACCTTGGGGTTAGCTAGGTCATCTTGATTAATGGAAACATTATTAAAGATGAACATATCCTGGACTAACCCTCGGATACAACCTTGACGATTCGTGGCGATCTGCGCAAGCAAGGTCGCCATTTCTTTTAATTCACTTACGGAGTTGCAATCTTGAATTGAACGTTTGATTTTTTCTAGCCAGAACTTATCGTCAAGCGATGGTTCAATCTGAAACTTGTTCAGGGGTACGTACTGAATTTCTTCCATAGGTATTCAGTTGTTACAAATCAATTGTACTTCCATAGTTAAATGCAACGTCAACCTTCACAATGTATTAAGGAGCACACAATGCACAAGGCTGATGCGGCTGCTATCATTGCGGGTGGCACCATGGCATTGGTTGGTGCTGCTATCATTGCGGTCGGCAGCACTCCCGTTGCCTGGGCTGCACTAGCATACGGGACCTACCGTATGAGCAAACAAGCTCACCGCCTGGTCCGGAGCCGCACTAACTCCAACATCCAAGAAGAAGATTCTTGGCATGTCTAACTTAACCCTCAACTCAACCATGACTACTCAAACTGTTCTTGAACTCAACGCTGCACAAGCCAGCATCTACACTCGTACTAACATTCGTCGTGCGTACCAGGATTTTGATGACTCCGAGATTGCTGGCATTGGTGTGCGAGGCGACAATTGTATTGTTGTGCGTCGCGATGGTAGTGAGCAGACTTATGACAGGCAGTTGATTAAGACTGCGTTTAGCTCCTATACTCACCGTTTAAAAGATTTCTTCTCGTACCTTGGCCCTCATTACCGTGGCCCTAGTGTATGGCGTAACAATGCTTACGTATTGTTTAAAGGATGGACCTACACTCACGCCCTTGGACACACAACATCCCATGCAAAACTCCAAGCCCACTGGGCAGACAAGTTTATACACCTATCCGACCCCGTCAAGCTCACCACGTTGCTTCAGTCTGACCAAACGGACCTGGGCCATTTGGTGGCGCCAGACGGATTTCGGTTTTCGAATCGGCCGTTTGATATGGACTCTGAGTTGGACAACGACAAAGAACAACAGCAGGTGCTTAATGAACCTAGTTGCTCGTGTGGGTCGTTTCAACGTCAGCTCAACAACCTATCTGCTTTCCAAGAAGAGATCCAGGGATTTAAACCGTGGTGTATTCACCTGACTTGGTTTCAGAAATACAGGGAACTGCTTTGCAAACGTACTGAGATTCGTAATGCTGCACATAGTGGTGTGTCTGACAAGTGCGTGGCTTGGTGGTACGCACCTCCTGTTGACTCCAACGGTGATGGACGTTTCGTATTGCTTCACACCAAGTCAGGTGCGCAAGCACCGCTTAGCCACTGGCGTACCTACAAACCACAGGAGGTCCTGACACAGAACGATGCATGGGACCTGTTCTTCAATATGATGGAGGTAGGTTACATTCCATTCCCTGGAACCTCACTACCACAACTCAAGGAGGCCGTCAAGAAATCATGAGCTGGGTCAACAACCTACAGATTGAATACAAAGAAGAGCCTGATGGTTCCGGTACAATTAGCATTGAGTGGGATGAGAACGACTGTTCACTGGAACAATGGATGTCATGGGGTGAAGAAAAACAAAAACAATTTATTCTTGATGCGCTTACTCTTGCTGTATCTGACGCACTAAACGACAATGAAACTTGATTCATGCGGGTTACCAGAAGATCAATTCATTGAGATCTTCCAGAAAAAAACCCAGTTCCTTGGTAGGTTGTTGCTTGCATTTCATCCGGGGGCAAAGGCCGTTATGGATGAAAAGATTGCCTGGGAGATGTTCCAGGAATGTGTCTATGCTGCTGAAGCAGAGGCACGGGATATTGTTGATCCTGAAGGCAAGGATGATCCTTATGGTCCCAAGATGTTTATCTCCCGTGAGGATATGATGCGTGAGATTAAAACTGTTAAAGAAAAAGTGGAGGCGCTTGCTGATAACGTCTCTGTGTTAATTCATACAGAGAAGTGACGATGCGTCCTGGTCATGACGTTAAACTGACCTTAACCAAATCCACTAATCAACTCATGTTTGAATCCATCCTTGGCATTGTTCTTCCCGTTGTTAAAGATTTGTTGTGGGCAGCGGCAGGCATGGCGCTGACCTATTTGATTAACAAGGTTCAACATAGTTGGGCATGACTAAACACGATGCAACAAAACAAATCATTGCACTAGCTAAAACCTACGACTTTATTCTGATCAGGAAAAAGAAGCATCTGATTTTTAAGCATCCGTCTGGTGCCACGCTTGTAACATCAGGTACCACTGGTGACTGGCGTGCACTTAAAAATGTTGAAGCCAACATCAAACAAGTTCTTTTGAAACATGACTCAAATCACATCAACTAAACTCAACGAGCTTAGTGTCATCAAACTCTACGAGCACTACAATGCTCTTGAAAAATCACTGCCTCTACTTACTCCTGAGTCCCAGGACTTGGCAAAAGCAGAGCTTGAGAGTTGCGCCAACCTACGGTCTGAAAAGGTTGATCGTATCTATTACGCCATGGCGGCGCACGACGACGCCTTGGAACGTATCAAGAAAGAAACTGAACTCATCACGCAAGCTAAACGTCACCACGAATCTCAACTGCGGTCCCTCAAGGGGTTGTTAAACTGGTTGAAGCGGTCATTGCCATTTGATACCAATAAAATCACTGGCCGCAATTATCAGTTCACACTTGTAAAGAAGAGGGAGTTAACGGTTGAAGTCTCGTCGGATCCGGACGTTTGGAGTCCTGAACACAGGCAACTCTATTGCATCGAAGAACAAGTCACCACAACTAAAGAAATTGTGCTACGTTCAATGTCAGGAGAAGTTCTTTCCACAAGAACAGAACCTGCCACCAAAACTAAAGTACTCCCAAACCTCGATGCCATCCGCGACGCCTACCAAACCGGACAACTTCTACCAAGTGGGGTCAAGGTCTGCCAAGAGTACAGCATCCGTTCTAAGCGAATCTATGTCGAACCACGTGTGGAACTACAAGCATCCGAGTATCCAGGACAATTTCTACCTGAAGATTGAAGCGCCATCCAATGTGGATGATGCCAAGATCAAAATGAACTGCCATCAACACGCAGTAAAAGACTTTGATCTTCAGCTGGAAATGAATGATCTTGAGATCGATATGCTCAAAGATCAGGATCAGGTATTGCCGTACAACGAAACACGTGCGGATGAATTAGACCAAAAAAAACTTAAGTTGCTTCTCGGTAAGAGGTTCCATCAAAATGCTATGAATGCTTATTGGTATTACTTGGCTAAGATGGGTAAATAACTTAAGGCTATACGGGGTGTTCCATGGGGGGAGATTCAGTTCTCAATAACTTGATTGCTGGTTTTACTCAGGATGGGACACCTCTTTCTGCGTTGATTGGTTCTAAGCAGGAGTTTGGAGTTGTCATCCTTACTGCCGCCATGCTTGCAAATGAAAACCTTGCAGGCCAAATGACGGCAGAAGAAATGGTAGATGGTGCTATCAATTACTACAACGTAATCCAAGAGCGTCTTGGTTACTACCAGCAACATCAAGCCCATTCACTGGAACGACTTCTAAATAACTGATATAGTGACTGGGTCCTTCCAGTTATTGATGGAACCAGTTACTGTGCCAAAACTAACGGTGTCATTTGCAATTGATATTGAAGTAGAGTATGACTCCTTCGGTGGTAAAACGCCGCAGGATATTGCGATTGCGCTCCAAGATGAGATTGATGATCTCCTCTACGAAGCAAGCCCCACTGTGTCTTCTGTATTCACTTCCATTACCGCACTGGATTCCAATGACTGACGACCTCGCAATCAAACTTAAAACTGCTGGGGCTTTTGATACGCCTTGGCTCAAGGAACAACTCCGCAACTGGAACGTTATTACTGAGCAAAAGAAAGCAGACTTTACTGAGCACATGTATGAGTGCTCTGGACGCCAGCACCCGCAGCATCCCATGCACGGCCTCTACACCGGCCTGTGGGAAGCCTTCTGCCTGAATGAGGCAGGTCCGTACTGCCGGGAGAAGTACTTCCAAATGGTGGAAGCAGTGCGTCAATACGAGGCTGGTTTGCTGCCAGCGGTTGCGCTTGACACAGAACCCGTGGTAGTTATATCTTAAGCTTTATATTGAACACAGTTGCTTCAAAGCACATCACAATGCGGGTGTGCTTTTTCTTTTATGGACCATCCCCACGAACCCATCAATGCCATCAAGGAATGGCAAAAGTGGTACCGCACTCACGCCGTTGTTGCTTCCATGGATGAACCGTTAATGTCTAAAGACTCACGCGAAAATTTGCACGACACCTCCAAAGCTACGCATGAGATGCCAGACTGGCGTTCGTTTTACAAAGAACTTGCCGAGGTTGATATTGAACCTACCAAGGTAGATGACAACATTTATCTACAGAAAGCAATCGAACACTTTAGTGACACTCTTTGTGAATTTGCGCATGAACTAAGTGCTGAACAGTTCTACAAAGCATTCTTGATTGCAGCTACAAATGTAGCCAAGAGTGCACAAGATGATTACCTCAAGTGCAAAACATTAGTTGATCTTATTGAAGGCAATGAAGAAACAAAAGCGAGTGAATTATCCGAATTGGATATGCCACAAGTGCGGCGTAAAGCACGGTGCCTGGTATAAAAATGGAACTTATATTGGACCTGACAATTGCTCTACAAATCACATGGGAACTTGTGGTGTGTGTGTGGTACAACTGATGTAAGCGTTACTGAGCCACGGGACTATGGCCACTTGCGTGCTGAATGGAGGCAAGAAAAACTACAATTTTAGTTGCCAGTGCCAAGAGAAAATAATACAGTTGCCGCAGTGCCGCCCGATTCGGATACAAATACTGGTCGAACGTATCTCACCGGGTGGTTTGTTGAGTTGTAATGAGTTGTACCGTTAGCGGTAATGGTTGTATTGGCAATTATTTTAGACCAGTGGGTTCCGTCAATTGATGCTTCTAGTGCAATGATAACGTTGGTATTAATTGATGCTACTGTTACAAACAACGAATAGTTTTTTGTGACAATAGTTGGAGGTAAATAAACAGAAATGGAATCACACGAAGCGGGTGCATCAAGCAAAGGATAAGTAAAAAATAAACTATCGGGGGGATGTGCTGTCATGAGTTTTGCCTTTATCTTTTTATTTTAATGCATAAAATTATTGTTGCACTTCCTTTTATAATAGAACTACAGTTAAAAAATTATGTATACTCCTGCTCCCCAACAGTACCAAGTAGCTGTAAACAATAATTATGTTGCAAACACTCTTACCGGCTGCTCCGGCGTCACGACATAGGCGTCCCACCCATCAGGCAGCTCACCGATGTAGTTGACGTGCCAGCCGCTCAGCAGCACGGGTGGGGTAAGCACCTCGCCGGTCTCAGGGTCGTAGGTGCCGCCTGTGTAGATGGGACCGATGACATCCAGGGCGTGCGTGTGGCTGGCGGTGAGGGGATGCGTGACGCCATCATCGTCGGTGTAAAGAAGGCCAGCAGCATCCAGGGCAGCCATGCCGGTGGATTCGTCGGGGAAGCGGATGTAGTGGGTCATTGCGTGATTGCCTGGAGGGTGCTGTTGGGGAGGCGCTGGGGCCAGTAGGTGAGGCGGCGGATGGTGCCTCCTTTCTGTACAACAAAACTACTATCTCCTTGAATCGCAAGCCTGCTAAGGGTTGGCATGGACGATGGGTTTGCACTTGTAGAAACAGCAGAGCCATTGCAAGAGAGCCCTCTTCCGCTGGCGGAAACTGCCAACGCAGCTCGGTTCAAAACGTTTGCCGTGAATGTCCCACCAGCATCCATTCGCCCTTGGTTTGCAGATGCAACAAGCATGTTTGAGCTTACTCTTTGATTGGCTACGCTAACGCTAAATAGATTGATCGAATTGTTAGCGGTTTCGTCATCAATAACAACAATCGAACCTCCAACTGCTGGCTGATCGTATGCTGCAAACACCGTCCCCTCATCCTGCCGATACCAGGAGCTGAAGTTCGCCCCCGTGATGCTGGCAACGTCCGCGCTGCGGGTGGCGGCTGCGGTTGACGTTGGGATCGCACTGGTCGCAAATGCACCCAGCTCTAGCTGGGGCAGGCCGATGCGGAGGGTGATGTCAACAGCCAAGCCAGTGTTAATGTTGCATTGAATGAAAGGCATAAGGGCGGCTACAGTAGCCCCTCCCGATAGTGTTCTAGTAAACGATGGCCTATAAGACCCCAGTGGTGTAACAGGAATAGTCATGTCCTGTGTGCCACTAACCACCGCAACACCTGCTGATGTGTTTTCCTGCAAAACAAGGCGAATGTTTGTGAAATTAGCGGTTGAGCCAGCCTGCACTTTGATGTAGTTCGTTAGCGTCCAGGCCTGCCCAGTTAAAGCTGGCACACCCGTGGCGGTTTCAAACACAATGTTTGTCTGACCTGTGCCTGTAGTTGTGCCGTTAATGCGAAAATCAATGTATGTAATTCCATTTTCCGTGCCGGTGCCGACTACATTTGCCGCTAGACCCGTATTGTTTGACTGGTTCCAATTTGTTGGAGGTGTCCCCGGCGTACCAGCCACCGCGCCAACCATCGTGTTGTTGCGGATGCTGTTGGTCCTCTGCTCCTCCACCAGCAGGCCCAGGCTTTCGCCGGTTGTGGGGTTGTGGTCAAACCTCGGCACATCCACAGCCGCCGTCTGCAGCGTTCCCGCACTGTCGATGAAGGTCGCACTGCTGGCGCGGGTAAACGTAACTAAATTTTGCCCAGTTGCAGAATCAATTAAACTTTTAGTAGACGCAAAGTTTAAATCAAGGGCAGAATTTTTAAATATAGTAGAGGCAAAGTTTCCAGCTGTTAAAGCTTTTAAATGAGGAAGTATAAACATTTTGATCAGCTCGTAGTATCGCCGGTAAGAATGTATTCATTTGTTACTACGCTAACTAAAGATGCAATTGCATATTGGCCACCTGTTTTATTAGTGCCATTCCGTAAACGTAAAGTTGCGCCGGCTCCAGCGGTTACCGTTATTTGTCCTGTTCCGTATTGGACGATGCTGCATGTAAAACGTGCGGATAATCCTGCTGGAATTGTTAATGTAATAGTAGATGAATTTGTAAAAACAACAATTTTTCCATTGTCATCATTATTTAAAGTGTAAGCAGTAGTTGTTTTTGTTGTTAGTCCAGGGGGATTTAATTGATACGTATCCGCTGAAACGCCAGGAAAATTACAGTACTGCTTGTAAATAGCAGTGCCTTCAGAATTTATCAAAGGAAATTTAGACATGTGCGCATCATCTTGTTTTTATAAGTCTAGCAAACCAAATTAAGCTTGAGCTTCTGTCCAGGAAGGATGCGTGGCGATTGTGTTGGTAGTAACAGCGCTAACGTTGGTTACCCTCATGGATTGGGAAGAAATCTCAAGATGAGTCGTTAATGTAGGTGGCTGCGGCCAGGTGATGTCGAATGGGTTGGGCGCATCAGCCAGATCGCGCAGGGCCTGGCGGTAGATGGCCCAGGCGTCACGATCAGCGCCGAGGTCGTAGTCAGCAATCTGCGTCCAGTCGCTGGCCTTGAGCAGCTCGATGCGCTGATCGCGGACCTTGGCGTGCTGCATTTGCAGCTCGTTGAAGCTGTAGGGGCGCACCACAAAGGCGCTGCCGTCCCAGTCAATCGTTTCCAGCTTCGGGTTGCACTCGGGGCGCTCGTAGGGGCCGCTGTACCCGGCACGCTCCAGCTCGTCAGGCGTGAAGGTGGTGCTGTCGGTGCGGGTGCTGCCGTCCGCAAAGCGGATGCGGTGCGGCAATGGTGCTGGGGCGGCTTGGCGGTGGGAGTAGAGCATCAGAAGTTCGGGAAGGGACCACTCGGAAGTACATCTGGGCGGGCAACGCCTTTGGTAATGCGGAGATCGTCGATGTAGCCCGGCATGTAATAAGTTCCAAGGCCAGTAATAAAACGACCTACGTACAGATCATCGTTGTTAATCTTGTTGTAACTTGTTGAGTCTGTAGCCGTTGCGCCAAGTTGTGTATTGTCTACCAAAAGTCGCAGATTAGTGCCGCTTCTAGTGGCCTTGATGAAATACCATGTATTGACAACTGGGGTCCATGCGCGGCTAGTTATTGTTGAAGTCGTCCCATCAAATCTATACCAGGCAAGTGTATTATCTGTTTCCCAAAATAACGCCCAACCGGATGTAGTTGGAGACCCGCCCCCGATGGCGCCAACGCCAAGGCTGACTAATGGAATTAATGAACTAACAGAATCAAACCGAGCCCATAGTTCTACATCAAAATTACCTGTGCCAAGCTCAAATGCACTATTGACCGGAACAGTCAGAAAGTCTCCTGCTCCGTCAAAGTATCCGCTTGCACCGCCCCATTTGCTCTGCGCCGTGCTTATCTGCGCGTTGCCATTAGCCGTGACTGTAAACCCGTTGCTGCTGTTATCCGTAAACGTAGTGCTGCTGTTGCTGCCATCCATGTGCAGCAGCAGGCTTACATTGGCAAAGTAGGGATCAGAGCCTTCAATAATCGCCCGCTCGTTCGGAAACCACAGACCAGGAGTGGTGCGCTTTTGCTCGCGCCTGAATCCCAGCAGTCCGCCGTTGAAGCCGAGCATCAGCTGATGTCCTCGTAGGAGATGACCAGCTCCAGGTCGTTGGCGGCGCTGGCCTGTGCGCGGAGGCTGTGGCCTTCTTCCAGGTAGATGTATGCCTCGCGGGTGACCAGTACCTGGGTAGCGTCAGCTGGCACGCTGATCGTCTTGCCAATAGCGAAGCCAGTGGTGCCGTTGTAATGCTCCAAGCTGATGTCAGCCGCTGCGGTGCCGTCCACGTTGGCGCAGTAGACGCTGTTGATCTTTAGCACCTTGCCACTGCTGGCGCCGTTGCTCAGCGCTGCAGCCATCGAGGTGGTGACGGCATACCCTATTGTTTTGCCATTTATTGTAGTTGGCGTTTTAAGGTTTGGTGCTGCCACTGAAGGATATCTTATTGAAAATAGTCTAGCAAAACTATTTCAAATAATTGATTTGCTTCGCATTAAACATAAAAAGTCTAACGTTGTTAAACTAGAACTATTGATAAGTAACCATGTATACTCCTGCCCCTCAACAGTACCAGGCTGCGGAAGCTCCTCAGGCACAACCTGTTCCTCAGCCCCAGAACAAGCCTAAAGCTCCTGCTAAATCCAAGGCTGGTGGTGATGTGGGTGCATTCATCCAGCAGTGCATTTCACTTTGCGCTTACCTCAAGGAACTTGAGACCCAATCACATTTGATTCATCTCAACTACGAGGGATCAAACTTCCTTGGGGTCCACGCATTCCTAAAGGATCAATACGAGGCTCACCTGGAACAGTTTGATACCCTTGCTGAGTTTGTTCGCAGCATGGACTACCTGATGCCAATGTGTGGCTGCGGTCTCAAGGATGCAGCCCCTCCCATGCAAGCAGTAACCTCTTACAAGGGCAATGACATGCTTGGCGTGTACTACAAGAACCTTGAAGAGCTGGGCATGAAAGCCAAGAAGCTTGAGCCTGTAGCACAAAAGGTTGGTGCAATTGACATCCAGAACTACATGGCTGATCTTGTTGGCCAAGCATTTAAAGCCGCTTGGTTTGTTAAGGCTACGTTGAGGAACGGGTGATGGAACTATTTCAAAAATTTTTAAATCAAGTTAGGCAAAAATATAAAGAAGTAGATAAGACTACAGGCGGTTGGTTGCCTGGTGGAGGTGTTGCATCTCCTCTGACACGTGCTCGTCAAGAAGGGGAACGGAAAATGGCTGAACGAATTGCTGCACAACAAAGACCTCAATACTCTGGCCAACCGGGTCGCTTTGCTGGTCAAGGGCAATTGTTAAATGCTGTCCGGGCCACTACTGAAGCAGGCTCTAATCCTTTTGCCATATTGATGGGAAATCCAGGAGAAGTTAAACGCGTTGCTGATTATTATCAACAAAATCCAAACTTGCAAAATCAGTACGATCTAAATACAAATATGTTTTTACGTTATCTTTCAGGTACTGGCGCAAAAGGATTACAGGTAACCCCGGAAGTTGGTAAACAATTATACAAAGATATTCAAACACAAGAACAAAAGTTTCAAATTCCTGATAATCGGGAGAGAATGATTAATGCAAATCCTTGGACCAAACAAAGTTGGACCAAACAAAATTTTTTAAAAGGCAGGACTCCGGTTTATTACGGAGGACATTCTGAAGCCACTACAGAAAATAGTCCTGAAGTTGGTTCTGGCCTTCGTCCTACGCTTTCATATGATAAAGGACAACGTTGGCAACTTCGCAATTCGTTGGGTTCTTTTTGGGCAGAGCCTACTAATAATGGCTATGCCGTTAATAATGAACGCTACAACTTTATGTATGCCCCTGCAGAAAAAGAAGGAACTAATGTGCCACCCCTATTAGGCGAAAACCTATTCAAACCAAAAAGCCAAGTGCCAAACAGCATTGCTGATGTAGGAAGAAATCTTGTAAGAGCAGGTTACGGAACTCCATACACAATTAATTTACAAGTAAATCCTGAAGGCCAGGTAATCTTTCGTTAATCACTCCAGTGTTCAAGCCTGTGGCAGTTGCAGCACAACGGAATACATTTATTGATTTCTTCTTGGATACGACGCCAGGCGTATCCGTGATTCACCATACTTGACACATTTAAATCCTTGTCACCTATATGGTGAAACTCAAGGACTCTATAGTCTTCCAGGGCGCAGTGCTCACACTTAAGAGTCTTCTTGTATTCCAAGAATCTCTTTCGGTTTTCTTGTAGCCTGCGTGTACTTGTTGGCACTAATGCCTACGCATTCTTTCGTGAATCAAACGGGCGGGAGTGATCAATCTCCCGGCCTGGAAACCCAGGACTTCGAACAGTCCTCCCAAGACAAATGCCAAGTTCAGACTGTGGGATGGATCAGGTGTAACTGGCGTACCGACAATCGGGCTGTGAGTTAACCAGGCGTATCCAGACAGGGACCTGACCTCTATCAAAGATATTATAACAAATCAAAGGTCATCAAGCACCAAGCGTTTGCCACGGAACTTGCTACGAGCGGTTTTATTTTTTGTGTCCACGGCAATAACTACGGCAATTTGTGGCGTGGTACCGTTTGTATACAAGAGATAATCTCCCTTTTTTACTGTATCTGGTTGGCAAACGTAATGTGTTTCTTTGCCATTCATTGCTGCAGAAAAAGTGTAGGGCAGTACTTCTTCCAGGTCTGCAGGAGCAATTACATGGATGTTGTTTGTCCCTTTTTCTTCAATTAGGTAGTTGTTGCTAGAGTTGGTGCCAATGTGGCTGCCATATGCAATTGTGCCGTCTTCTTTCTTGAAAGAATAAAGAGTTTTGGTGTCAGCCATAATTTCTTCAAGGGGTTCGTAAAGTTTTAATTCGCTTTCGCAAGCTTCAAAGCATCCTTTGCTTGGTGCTAGATACTGACAGTACCAATATGGATTAGTAGTACTGCCGCGCCATGAGATTCGACGCAGTATTGTTGCAGGTGTTTTGCCGTGCATTTTGGTGACGGTATCACCAACATTAAATTGTGACATGCTTCAAAACTGTAAATGCAACTGTTGATAGCATAGCAAAAAATCCCGGCCACGCACACCGGGATTGTATCCTCCTTACCGCTGTTGCAAGCCCTACCGTAAGGTGTCAGGGTTTCGACTATTACCCTGGAGCTTTGGTGCTCTCCGATACATTATCACTTTTTCTTTTTTGCTGCGGCATCTTTTTTCTTGGCAATCATCTCTTTGAACTTATCGCGAGCCTCGGTTTGCTTGGCAGATGCGCCACCTTTTCCCTTGGCGGGAGGCACAGCTTTTTTGGGGGGAACAGGCTTTTTCTTTTCCATGATAATCAGGAATCTTTATTAAGTATAAGTGGGTTATTTGTTTTTGTAACGTTTGGCTGCACGCGCCGCACGCCCAGCTTTTTCTGCTGCTTCTGTATTAGGAACAAACTGTTTTCCTTTTTGGCTACCAGCGCGTTTCTTTTGGTCGGTCTCCTGACGTTCTTCTTTTGACAGTGAGGCCCAGGCGCTTTCTGGTAGGTAGCGTTTTGTGTATCCTTTTTGAATTGCTTTGTCTGCCATTACTTTGAGTCCTTGTATTTTTTGGCAGCAGATTTGGCTTTACTTCGTTTCTCGTATTCATCCTTAGTCATCCACTTCTCTTTGCCCCATTTCTCCAGGGACTTCTGCTTTTCTCCCTTATCTCCCTTATATCCCCCTCCTTCTTTTTCGTACTCTTGTGCAACAAGCTGAGCCTTGCGTGCACTCCACTGCCCCGGCTTGCCACCCTTGGAGCCAGCCATCACTCGATCTTTGATGCGCTCGCGTAACTCTGGTTTTGAATACTTACTATCGTCCTGAGCCATTATTTAAATAACCCTAAACGCCGTGCTTCATCCAGTGTCCCCGGTGCGGTTGCACCAGCATTAATTGTTGTGACGCCTAAAGCTGGTAAAGATACATAAGGTAACCCAAATAAAGCACTGGCGGCTTTATTAACGGGATCTTTAGAAAAATGCATGTTACCTAAACCAATCCCCAACTTGGCGCCTTCATTGAGAACTGTTTGAGTCAAAGGATTTATGTTAAATTTTCCAGCCAATTGAAAAGGATTCACTCTAAAGTAACTCTTTCTTCTAATATTTTAGCCCACTTACATGGTTTCATACTCAACTCCCACCCAAGGGGTGGCTTGGGAATTTGATAACTCAACCATGCAAAGTAACGGTCTAACCGTTCTTCATCCGAAGGGACTGTCCTCTTTTTGTTTGTGGCCATGACCAAACTTCTCTAAGATCTGATCCATGGATTCAACCGATTCTAAACGTACGAGAAGATCGGAGATAGTTGCTATGGTCATTGGATGTTCAGATCTGGCGGCAAACGCAAGCGCATCACGAAGGTGCTCGGCGGCTTGATTGACTGCTTCTTTGACCTGACTGGATAAAGACATTTCAGAAGTACGGGGTCCTCTAAGTATAAACGTGTTGGTGTACATGCGTCTTTTAAACTAACCCAAATAGTATGCCCTGCCACACCCAGCCAACCTGGTAGTCGTCAAGGAATGGCTCGATGCCCAAGGACTCCATCAGCTCGTAGACCAGGCGTCCTTTGCCCAGGCGCTTACCCTCGTGCTTGATGTTGTCATCAATGACAATAAGGGTGTTATGTTGAATGATGTCCTTAGCTGCAAACAATTCCTTAAGATGGTGTGCAGCCGGGGCCCAATCATTGTGCCAATTTTGGATGTTGTAGGAATCCAGGTAGAGGAGTGCAACATTTCCTTGTAGCGTGCCAAGGAATTCAACTGAGTCGGACTCGACAACTTCGGTAAGATTGCTGGTGTTTGCCGATGCCAGGGCGCAGGCTTTGGGATCATTGTCAATAGAGATTACATTGCCACCACGATCGTTGACGTAGTTGTCAAAGAGGAGGGTCGAACAACCATCTCCGGTGAAGTTGTTCTCCTCGCGGTATGTGCCAGTTTCAATAATGGTTGGATTGGTGGTTTCATCCAGGTAAGCAAAGATCTTTTCAAAGCCTCGTGCCCTGGCGCCAAGCTTTGGTTTTACTTCGGTAAAGTAGTCGTCCCAGCTAGTCATGGCGTTTTACAAATCAACCCGAGTATAAGAGATATCTTCGTTCTGTAAGCTTTGTTCAAATGCGTCGGCTTCAATGGTTTCAATGTCTTCCACTACGGGCCAGCCGTCAAGGTCGTAGTAGAAACGGGTGAGATTACAGGACATGGACAAGATTCCAAATGGAAGATTTGGTGGTTAACTCGGTGATTAAGATGATGGTTACTGCTAGCATGGCAAGCCTTCCGTTGACACGCTCTGCATACCAGTTGAAATCATCTGGGTGAGTGGGTGGCTTCCAGAAGACTAGGTCTGGGAGATACTCCTTGACAATTTCAGTAATGATCCAGGAGGTGCAGCTGTACCATCCACGGATTGAGTACCAGAACTTATCGAGTCCTGTCATTGTCCTGGAGTAGAGGCAATAAAAATCAGGTAAGCATCAATGGCCACAACTGTCAATAGAGCCAGGAGGATGCTGGAGATTGCGTACACAAAACCGTTCGTTCGCACTTTGATAATTAGTGTGGTAACTTGAGGATAATATATAAAAGCTTCAATGGTTGCTAAGATAGATTTATCGGATCCTTGGATTAAGGTCCAGGATAAGCAACCGGATCTCATGCGGAACCTAAACAGGGCCGCAACCAGAATTACGCTTAACGGCAAAAGGCATTACACCACGCCGTTACCCACTGGCCCAGCCCCGTCTGTAACTACAATCATATCTGAGACTGCTTCCGAAGCAAACAAGCGGAAGCTCGAAATGTGGTCAAAAAATAATCCAGGTGTTAAGGAGGCCGCTGCTGAAAGGGGGACTGCCATCCACTATGGTATGGAGCAGTACCTGAAAGGGAACAAAACCCCGGAGATCGCTGATGAGTACCAAGACTTTTGGCAAGGCATGCCGTCAATTCTGGATCAGTTTGACGAAGTCTTATGGGCAGAGACGCCTGTGGTTGATCGGTTTAAATTCACTATTGGCGCTGATGACGTTGCTCGCGTTTGGGGTTGCGATCCTGACGGGCGAGCTTGGGCTGGTGCTCCCGACATTATCGGTGTGGTTAATAACAAGCTTACTCTCGCTGATTTGAAGACCAGCGTCAAACCCTACAGTCGCAAGTGGCCTAAAGACTTGGAGAAGGGGTCGCCTGAATGGCGTGATCTCTTGGGTGGTCACATGAAATTTAAAAAAACTTTGAAGCAGCTCGCAGCTTACGACTTGGCTATTACCCAGACGCTTGGCATCAAGGTCCAGCAGGCTGCCATCTTGGTATCAACACCGGTGCGTACACAAGTCTTTAAGATCTCCAGGAATTTTCTTAATGCTTTGCATGCGGATTGGCACAAACTGGTTGAAGAGTATTACACGCAAATGGACGAGTATGGTCGGCAGGACCAGGATCTTGTCTGAGATATAAGTGGGTCTAATGAGTCTCAAAACTCTGGGAAGTCGTAAGGTTGTCCTTGGATTGGTGGCCCTAGGATAAGTAAACAACCAAGCAACCCTCCGATGGAAATCTACGTTTCCGTTGGTGAGTGGATGAATAGTCTTCAGAATCGCATGAATAGTGCGATGGATGGGGACTGTTTTTATCTGCCCACCCCTATGCATCTTCATGCTTTTTTCTTGGTGAAGGACCAGGCATTTGCCAATAAAGACTTTAAAGTGGAACTCATGCCATCAGTTAACGAATGACTAATACTTCTCAGCTCTCGCTCCGGCCCGGCGAAATTCGTTTTGATTACATCCCAGCGGATTGGCCTCTTACTCCGCTTGGTGCCAACAAGGATCCGTATGTCGCTGGATGGCAAAACAAACCGTTTAGTGTCAAGGAAATTGAAAATGAATTGACAAGCGGTAAGTGTAAAGCTATTGGTCTGCTCGGTGGTCCTGTCTACAACCATCCGTACGGTTTCATCTGGATTGACATTGATGGGCCATCGGTGTACCAGCTGGTGGAGGAGTTGGCCGATGCACCTTTCATTGAGGTGATGCCGCCCACGCTGACAATTTTCAGTGGGAAAGAAGGTAGGGAGCGTAGGTTATACCGGGTTAGTCGTGAGAAACATAAGCACATCGTTCGGAATAAGTACACGTGGCACGCGGCAGTAGACAAAGAGAAGCTTGAGATTCTGTGGAAACGGCACCAGGGTGTGTTAATGGGGTTACATCCGGAAACGGATGGGTACTACACAGCTCCAGACCTTGGGTTTGAGTGGGCAAAGGCTGTGCCTGAAATGCCTGACTTCTTGTTGAATGCCATCATCAATAAGAATGTCAAGCAAGGTATTCCGGCAAAGGAAACAACGCGTGTTATCGGTCCAGGGTTTGCGATCAACAGTGTTGTAGACCTTGACCGGGATATGAAACTTGCCGCAGAGGCAATGTGGGGTATGCCTCCAGAGGCGGCGGATGACTATGACATCTGGATTACGGTCGGTCAATCACTCCATAATCTCGATGAATCACTCCTTGATCAGTGGGAAGAATGGTCCAAGCAGTCGGACAAGTATAGGGAGGGGGAGTGTCACCGGCGATGGCTGTCGTTTACTCGTGGCTCTGGTCGCAGCATTGGCTCACTGATTCACGTTGCTCGTGAGCAGGGGTGGCAGCCGTCCCAGGAGTATAGGGGGCTGAGTGTTGATGATGCGACATTAGAGCATGCTTCAAAATTATTGGCTGAAATTGATCTGGAAGAATCTCAAATGACTCCCGTAACCGCTCCATGTGCTGCATCCGATGCCACTCAGACAAATCAATGGCAGTCGCAGGAGCTGGACACAAAAAACATGAAGTCAAAAGAAGAGAAGAAAACGTCAAAAAACCCGTCATCCAGCCAAATCGTAGATCATTTGCGCTCAACATATAACGGAGATCTGCGCTTTAGTCAAGCCCACGGTCAATTCTTTATTTATGCTAAAGAAAGTGACGGGCTTTGGTCGCCTCTCACGAAGATCGAAATGATGGGTGACATTCGGGAAAAGCTGCAAGTACTGCACCTTCCCGGTGGATTCACTTCTAATTTGATGAATGACATCTACCTGCAGCTCCAGGCGGTGTTGGTGTTTGATGATTGGTATGACGGTTCCAACTACCTGTTGTTTACCAATGGGGTGCTGGATATTGAGAAGAAGGAGTTACTTCCGTTCAATCGGGGGATGCACCTGACCCAGCAAATGCCTTATCGGTATGATCCAGCGGCTGGGTGTGAAGATATCATTAAGTGGCTGAAGCATGTGCAGCACGGTAGCTGGGAACGTGTTCAGGTGTTACGTGCATGGTTGCGTGCCACGCTACTGGGGCGTTATGAGATCCAGAAGTTTGTGGAGATTGTTGGCCCCGGTAAGTCCGGTAAATCGACCTATGCAAACCTGGCTGTGGCATTGGTTGGTAAGCAGAACACCTACTCAACAGACTTTGAGAATCTGGAGAAGAACCGGTTTGAGGCTGCAAGCTACATGGGTAAGAAGCTTCTGCTGTTCCAGGATGCGGATAGGTGGGGCGGATCGGTATCAAAGCTGAAGGCAATTACCGGTAATGATTGGATCCGTAGTGAACGCAAGTATCAAAGCGAAAGTCAGGATCCGTTTCAGTATCATGGAGTTGTGATGATTACAGCTAATGAAGCTATTCAATCAACTGATTACACTTCTGGCCTTGCGCGTCGCCGCCTTACTATTCCGTTCGACCGTCCGTTTGAGGGCGGTCAGGCAGAACAAAAGGAACTGATTAAGTTCGATTCCAAGGGTGTTCCCCAGGGTGTGTTCGCTCCCTTGTTGCCAGGGTTGGTGAACTGGTTGTTGGATATGACTGAAGATGACATGCGTGCTTGTCTCATGGAAACCGGTAAGAAGATTGATTTCTTCCGTAAGTATGAGAAGCAGCAAAGCCTGCGTTCTAATCCACTGTTGGATTGGATGGATCACAAGTTGGTGTTCCAGCCGAATGTGATGACGCACGTTGGCTTCTGTCAGCAAAATCCGAATGGAACTGGCGGCTATTACAAGGACAATACGCGTTGGTTGTATGCCAGCTATGCGGAGTTCTGTCGCAACTGCAACGTGGGCATCATGTCACGCGGCAGGTTTGAGCCCTTGTTCTTGGATATTTGCAAGCACCAGCTCAAACTAAACGTCTACTCCAAGAAGGCGGCGTCTGGTATGCAGGTCTTTAACATTGCCATCAAGGAGTCGAATATTGACAGGTACTTACAGCTGCCTTCGGTTGTGGAATTTGCAGCAAACCCTGACCGTTATAAGGATCAATACCCTGAGCTTTTTGTACCTACTGGTGAGACAATAGAGAATGATGCAACAATGTAGTGGGAAATGGCCGGCATCTGATACTGGATCTATACGATTGTGATCCAGAGGTTTTGGATGATTACCAGGAGCTTCAACGATTGCTTGAGGCTTCTTTGGTAATGGCCAAAGCAACTATCCTGCGCATTATTGGCGAGAAGTTTAAGCCGCAAGGTGTCACGCTATTAGCACTGCTGGCTGAATCCCACGCATCCATTCATACATGGCCTTGCGAAAGGTACTGTGCTATTGATCTGTACACGTGTGGAGACAGAACAGAAACCCATAAAGCTGCTGAATTTTTAAAGCACAAACTCAAGGCCCAGTATTGTGAGCAAAAAGAAATTGAAAGAAAAGTTTTCAGAGATCCTTAGGCCACATGGTTTCAAGCCTACTTGCTAACGCTGCAAAGTAAGCCTCTTCTTTTGTTTTGAACACGCCCAGGTAAATGCGTTTTTTACCAACTTTGTATTCGACCTGCCAATTGGTAGAGTTTGCTATGGCGTACACGTATTTATATCCGGTTTGATTTTTTACTTTTTGGTTTTTCTTTTGAAGGGATGCATCTGCCCACCTAAGGTTGCCGGGTCCGTATCCCAAGCTTGAATTAATACGGTCTAAAGAGTAACCTTCTTTCTTTTCCCCTAAATTGTTTTCTACATACTCTAAAAACAAACAAAATCCTAAAGACCACCTTTTAATTTGAGGGTGTCGGGATTTATTCCGCCATTCCTCAAAAACAAAAATACCTTTTCCACCATAACGTTTGTATGAAATTGAATTGATGGAGTGACACCTTTCAAGCATTCCGCGCCACGTGTTGTACAGCGGGTGCTTGTTCATCGCGCCTGCGCGACTTTGTATTTGCTGAAGTGAAATCTCTTTTAAAGCCGGGCGTGCCATGTTAAAAAACATAGTTTAACACACACGGGCCGGAGTGTGGTCGACTGCTCCGTCGAATTGAGTATAGTAAAACGAGATAATCCATCTTAAATGGCTAAAAAAACTAAGATCCTTTGGGTTGCTGACTTTGCAGCAATGACTGGTTTCGGCCGTGTCAGTGGTGCGGTACTGCCGCGACTGAAGGATGACTTTGAAATTGTGGTGCTCGCATGTAATTGGCATGGGGATCCAACGGATGAACAGAAAGATTTCAAGATGTATCCTGCGTCCAACCGATTCCAGCAGGCGCCCTTTGGTGAGGATCGCATTCGGGAGATTGTTGAGAAGGAACAGCCGGATATTGTGTTCAGCTTGAATGATCCTTGGATTGTCAGTGAACAGTACAGGCGTATTCAAGATCTGCATCAGCAAAAGAAGTTTAAGTTCTGTGGCTACCTCACGATGGATAGCTACAACTGGATTGGTGGCATCGATGCACACATCAATGAATGGGATGCGTTGATTGCGTTTACGGAATTTGGTGCATACGAATTCTTTAAGGCGGGTATCACCAAGCCGGTCACTGTAATTCCACATGGGTTGGATACAGATCTCTTTTATCCCATGGATAAGAAGGAGGCACGCAAGAAGCTGGGGCTATCGGATGACATCTTCATCTGCCTGAATGCCAACAGGAATCAGTTCCGCAAACGGATGGACATTACGATTGCAGCCTTTGCCAAGTTCGCAGTCGGTCGCCCGGATACGCAACTTTATATGCACTGCGGTACCAAGGATCAGGGGTGGGATATCATGCCGCTCTTCGGGCGGGAGATGAGTAAGAACGGACTTGATCCGAACGGTCGCATCATCATGACCAATAACAACCAGGGGCCGCCGAACGTTTCGGTGGAGTTCCTGAATTGCATCTATAACGCGGCTGATATTGGGATCAATACCACCAAGGGGGGTGGCTGGGAACTGGTCAACTTTGAGAATGCTGCCTGTCGTGTGGCGCAAGTGGTGCCGGATCACACCAGTACCAAAGAGATTTTTGAGGGCCATGGCTGCCTCATTCGTTGTGACCACGTGGATGTGGACACCAACATGGCACGGGAGATGCCCTGCCCCTCCGACCAACACCTGGCGCAGATCCTTGCCAACCTCTACGACGATCGGGAGTACCTGAACAGTGTGGCCGATGCCTGCTACAAGCGGGTGACGGATCCTCAATTTAGTTGGGACTCAGTTGCGTCTCAGTTTGGTGGAGTGTTCCAGGAGGTGATGGAGGCTGGTGAACCGGAAATGGAAGAGAAACCAAAGAAGAAAAAGAAGGAGAAGAAGGAAAAACGCACGGTTGGGGCTGCGGCGTGAGACTGGTCTCATGTGAGATGGCTGAGGCTTGATTGGTGCCAAGGTGATGGATCCCCTGGAAACAGGGGATTTTTTGTAGCAAGGTGTACGCATTGAGGAGGTGGGGTACGGGTGAAATCCGATAAAACCCCCTTCCTATCTTTACGTGACGCACATGACACTTTCAGTAAAGTGTCATTATTTGAGTCATGGTGAGACGGGAATGAGACGGTGGGATTGGTGGGTTGTGCTTAGTGTCTCAAGTACAATCTCACTTGAGAATCCTTGACAAATAATGACACTTTCGGCAAAGTGTCATTTGGATCTAATAAAGATAAACAGGGGGTTTTATCGGGTTCTATGGCTAGACCAGGCGCACCACTGCCACCTCTCTGGTACTTGGAGTCCCAGCTTCGGTTGTCGACTCAGTACCCATCTGGCCTGGAGTGGGCCTGTACCACGGGCTGGCACGCTGAAGGAGACATGGCCGGGAAACACGTCCCATCCACCCGCTACTACGTGGTGAGGCTGGGGGGAGGGCAGTACCAGGCCCACAGGCTTGTCTACTTCCTACGCACCGGCCAGGACCCCCTGGAGGCCTCTGTCATTCACGTCGCATCTGACCATGACAACCGCAAGGAGTTGATCCTTCGTTCCAGATCCCCTACCACCAATCTCATATTGGACTCAAATTGACATGGCAAATTTGATTGCTCAGGTTTCCGAACTCAACGCTCGGCTCAACATTCGTTATTTGCGAAATGCAAATCAATGTGACGACAAGACCCTCGATGAGCACGGCTACTACCGGGGTTATGTGTGTCCGCACAACCACGACATACGTGACCAGGAAAACCATTGGTGTTACTACTGTGTCCAGAAAATCTGGAAGAACGTCTGTGGTTTTGACATCAACTACCTGGATCCCAACTACAAACACAAATACGCCGCGATCTGGAACCGAATCAATGTCACAACCATGGATGAGTGCTGGCACATACGTGGCAATTCCAAACGTGCATGCCTTCCTTCTTACCGTTCTCACTACGCCAAGCAATCATCTGAATACGTCTCGCTCCACAAAGCTGTCTACCAGTGCGCATGGGGAGATGTTGGTAAGTTTTTTGTGACTCGCGTGTGTGGCAATCCGGAATGTTTTAATCCTGTACACATGCTTTCCAGCTGGAACAGGGACTATCCCCCTGGCCGCATTCACCCACTTGTCTTGGAATTTGAGCCAAGTAAATTGATGTGCTATGCCAGGGCGCGGAAGAAAGTGCAGGCTGACGCTCTGGCTGCCACGCAGTACAAACAAACAATTACCAATCCACGGGAAGCAGGACCACCACCTGAATACGATGAGGGTTGAATTGAGCGCACTTACAATAAGGAAAAGGAATTATATCAAATAATGTCGCGCAACCCGGCTATTGCCCAAGCCAATCGCAGTAAAGCAAATCCATTGGTACTTGGTACCTTTAATACAACTTCACTGCGTTATCTAAAGGGTAGGCTGGGCCCGCAAAATAAAGTCATTGGCTATAGGGATACCAACCAAACGTCAAACGGTGGTTTTGGTGGCGGTGCTTACAACCATTGGTTTCAAATTAACCTAGAAAAACCCGGCTGGATTATTGCCGTCAAAGGTCCGCCGCGTCCAAACTACATTCAAGTCTCTGCATACGATCTTAATTCCATTCCTATTCAAGGGAGGGGTATTTTTGACGAGGATTCAATTTCTGTTGTAGACAACAACGAAATTTTTTATCCGTATTTGGGTAAAGTGATGAAAACCCAATCAAATTTTTACAATCAATTTGTTGCTTATCGTTTAGATCGAGGTGATGATCGTTATTATTCTCTCACTGCAGGCAGCTATTTAATCTGTGTTTCAACAACACGCAATGAACCACTTGAGTACGAACTGGGAATTGTTGTTGAGTTTTCTCCAACAGAGTTGTTTATTTCATTAGAAGACGAAGATCAAGTTACTCTTTGGCTTCAAGAAACCTCGGTTGATTACAGTCGTACAATCAATGTTATTTCTCCTGTTACAACCAACATTGTAATTTCAAACAACGTAGATCAACCCAATGGCTTTACTGATACGCTATCTCAAATAAATTTAGGTTTTACGGTTATTGTTTTATCAGGATCTACGTGGTTAATTGGTGTCCTTCCATCGTCACAAGCACAAGAATATGGTGTTTTAGGTGAATCAAGTAATGATGAAGAATTTTTTAACACAATCCACAATCATTCTTTGGGGGAATGGCAAGCCGCTTGGGAATCAGAACACCAAGATACGGATAAATTCCCCAGTCTTTTTATTCCTTTAACCGACAGGGTGCCAATTGGAACTCTTCCCTTAAACACAGAAGTGCCGATACCTCCTCCCGGCGGTGGCGATGTCGGTGATCTTGAAGACTACTGGGCTGACATGGTTATACAGCTTTACAATTGGCAAGAGCTGTTTTATATTGGCTGGTGGGGTAATTGATTACCCGCAAGGGATACACTCTGGGTATCCAAAAAAATCTGTACAGTAAATTATGATTCGCCAACTGCTTTCGTTTTGGCCTCGTTTTACAAAACAAGGACCAACCAAAACAAAAACTCAGGCATATCGTTGGTATCAGTACTGCCAGGAAAATCCACACGCTAGTTGCTGCAAGATGTATGACGTATGAAGCTAAACGCTTTAGACGCCGCAAAAAAACAACAACGTATCAACTGAAAAACGGGTACATCTTTAAGATGCGCCTGATGCCGTGGTTAAGGACGGATGCTGGCTGTATTTGGCTTGCCAGCTTGGCAGTCGGTAAATCAAAACGTCAACTTAATGACTGGCTCAATAGACGCAACAAAAAGTCGGTGCGTTCCTTGTCGGCATCTTTAACAGGGCAAGAAGGGAACAAGATACAAGCTTTAGCTATCCGTCAAGTTCGCCATTGGGTAGTTGATTTACCGCCTGGTGATTCTTTGTGTTTAAGGTGTGAGTCTGCAGTGCCAGACAAACAATTCAAGGTGTGGCGACGTTGGTTTGAAGCGCATGAAGATCCAAGGTGGAGAATAAATCCAGATCTTAAATCTTTCTATATTTATAAGCCTAGCAATTTAGAATAAGGAAAAAGGTATTGATCATGTCCCAATTTCAACGTTACCTGGAAATCTTGTTTGCTTTCCACGCTTTTTGTTCGTTAGTTTGTGCGCTGACTCCGACGCGCAAAGACGACACATTTATTGGTTATCTCTATCGTTTCCTTGAAGCCGGTGCTCTGTTGGTTGGTCGCGCCAAAGATCGCTGATCAATCGGGCAACGCTTGAAACCACCAGGTGCATCCACCCTGTTTCTCTACCCAATCTCGTGTTGCATACGCCGCCTCTTTCGAGAGTGTGGCGCATTTTTTTTCATCACCAACTTGCCAACACATATTGACACGTATGTGTGGATCTTTGTTTTTTGCTTTAGCCATCAGTAGTCCCAGCGAATTCGTGCTTTGCTTTCCCTCATCCCAAGATGGACAAATCCTTTTTTGGCACCGTAACCAACTGAGTACGGCCAATTTTTGTCACACCAGTCTTGCAGTGTGTATATACTGACACCATCAATGTAAAAGTCAACGGCACCTTTGGAGGGTGCGTCATAAGTATGCTCACTGTTTCTTGCACCACCAACTTGTGAATTAATTGGTTCCGGCCGTGAACCACTAGTAATTACCAACGGCTTGTTTCCAAATGCAGCACGTGCTTTTTCTAAGAACTTACACAGTTCCAAGGCTGTCTCACATTGATACTGTTTGGTGAAACGACGCGCCTCTTGATTCAAAGTCAGTTCACCGTAGGTGATGTGTTCCGTGACTTTGGTTGTGAATGGGCTCCAAGGTTGAAATTTAGCTGACGTTTCAGGTTTTACTGCTGGCGCTGCGGGCTTGTCTTGTTTGGATAGGATGCCAATCAGTTTTGTTGCGTAGTTTGGATCAGTGGCGTACCCTTCGGTAACTAAAAGCCTGGCGCACTCTTCAGCATTTTTAGCACGATTAACACCTTGGTAGCGACCAAAGTCTTTGTACCAACGCTCGACTAGGTAGCAAACACAGGTGTAAAGGTCGGGGAAATCAATGAATCCGGCTTTGATCGTGACCCATTTACCGTTGAGAAATTCTTGGGTGTTGACGTTGGACCCACTTCCTTTTAATCCAAAGTAGTTGTGAGTACCTGATGTGTGTTTGCCCCAGCCTGATTCCAGTGCCCACTGAGCCGCAACAACTTCCGGATATTTACTGCCCGCTGCTTTTGCTGCTGCAAACACACCGTCCCAGGTGTTGTCAAAACTTTGGGGCGGTGTTGGTTTTTTTCGATACATAGACGCAAAAGTCTCCAGGACCGAGGAGGAAACCTGATCCTGGAGCCAGTTAAATGCGTCAATTTGATGTGGCAGTCCCTTGAAAAACTCAGCTGCCTCAACAATTTTTATCGACATCGACCTAAAGCTTTTTACTAACTTTAGATCAGGTGTGTCAATTACTCAGCAGTTTCTTCTGCCACAACTTCGGGAGTAATGGCTTCCTCTTCGGATTCTGGTTCAAACTCCAGAGTATCAACCAGTTTGCCAATGAGTTCAGCGGCAAACGCAATAAGGTTGCAGTCACCTGTGGCACGTGCAGAACCAAAGGAGTTGATGGCGGAAACCAGTTGAGACTTTTTGCAGGCCATGTCAGTCAGTTAGCTTACGTAAAATATAGCAAATAATCACCAGGGGATGCCAGCCGCTGATGTCGGGTTGAGCTTTTGTTGAATCTGGTTGTTCAAACCTTCTTCAATGGAAACAACTTGATCGACGCCAAGTGTTGCCAGTAACCAACCAACGACTTGCGATTTGGTCAATTGATTGTACGGCGTAAAGGAACCGGAGCCTGGCTCACCTAGCCCAACGCTGCCGTAAACACTGGCTGCTTCACCGCTTTCTTCCAGGGATGCAGTCCAGTGGATCTTGTAAACGGCACCGTCCGGGCATGTGTCTCCATCAGGAAGATGACGCTCAAGCTGTGCAATATCCCAGGTAACAGTAGACATGTTGATAAATGTTTTTCTTATTTTAACGGTTTGTTGATTTAAGCAACCTTAGTTAAAAACCAATTTCCAAAAATGAATGTCTTTCTGTTGACACAAACCCACTTCGTGCTTGCCTTACAGAAATCCAGTACGGCAGAATACCAATCTTACGCCACATCCAGGCTCTCCATGTGTCGATTTTGATGTGAGTGGCATCGGATGCTTTGTAGGAATCACCATCTTGGTAGCTGTGACCCTCAATGGGAACACGGCCACCCCACACTTGCTTTGCAATGGCAAGCGCTCGTGGCATGTGGGAGGAATCAGTGACCACAAACAAACGTGTGATGCCAAGTCGACGCAACAACTTATAGGTATGAGTGAAGTTGGTGACAGTGTCCCAGGCCTGTATGTCGATTGCGATTCGACTGCGATCAATGCCAGCAGCATCGTAATAACTGAGGCCATGGTCACCCCCTTCCGAGGAGATGACCACAGTTGCATTTGGATACTGCAGAGCAAGTTTAGCGGCCTTAGTTGCCCTGACCGGATTACCTCCCAAATGAAGAATAATATCCACGTGCTTACCAAGAAGAAAGGGCTGTACGTCGCCACGTATCTGTAGCAGTGCAGACGTAAATGTAGTTGGCATCCCAGCAGATTTCACCGGCGGTGCCAGTGGCGGTTGCTGATGCTGGAGTACGGGCAGTGCGCAGGCGAACGGTGTCAGAGTTTACATCTAATAGCGTGGAAGGACTACTCGTCCCAATCCCCACGCGGCCAGCGCTGTCGATGCGGAAGCGTTCGGCATTCACTGTCCAGAGTGTTAATGCATTACTTTGATAACCTATGTATCCATTTGGGTCGACACTGTTAACAAAACGTAGATATAAATCCGCGTTAGACGTTTGAAGTGTTGCGGGCGTAGTTGCGCTACCAGAAACGTGCAAAGATGTGCTAGGGCTACTCGTCCCAACCCCAAGTCTGCCCGTTGAATCAATAAAAATTCTTCCTGCACCACCAGTGCTAATACCTAAAATGTCAGTACCAGCACCATATAAGCCAGGTGCCACACTTGCGCCAACACCCACTTGAATACTTGGTGCACCAGCGCTTCCTGCTGGAGCTTTAATAATTGCACCAGAAATTTGTGTGGTGTAAACACCTGATGCAAAGTTGGCAGTTGTACCAGTTACCGTTGTAGCTTGGACATTTAAACCGGAGATGGTACCTGTTGCTGTTACGTTACCAGTAAAGGTAGGGTTTTGAACTAAACCTGAAATTGCTACACTCTTATCTCCGCCCGCATCTGTAAACGTAATCGTATCAACCTTGATAGTACCGTACGGCATTGTTGCTTACCTGTTTTTACTTATTTTAAGCCAAAAAATTAAGGAAGGATGATTAATGGTCCTTGAATTACAAAACCAGATGCACTACCAGAAACAACACCGGAGCAAACAATGGCTGGTGTTGCACCAGAGGGAGTTGTAATCCGAAGAATACTACCGGTGATATTGGTGAATGCACCCGTAGCACTGGTCACTGTGGCGCCAGAAACTTGTGCACTGAAGTTACCATTGACAAAGTTGGCAGTAGTACCAGTGGTTGTTGTGCCGGTTAGCGACGTGAAGTTACCACTGACAGCATTTGCAGTTGTAAAATTAACCGTTGTGCCAGTAACGGTTGTCCCCGAAACGACGGTGGTAAATACACCGGACGCAAAGTTGGCCGTAGTACCGGTAACAGTTACGCCTGTTACAACAGTAAATGCGCCGCTGATACCTGTGACAGTTGTAAACTGACCCGTATTACCGGTTATGGTTGCGCCAGAGACTCGTGTCGTGAATACGCCACTTTGAAAATTAGCGGTTGTACCCGTGACAGTTACACCAGTAACAACAGTAAATGCACCGCTTACACCAGTGATTGTTGTGCCTTGGATCGTTGTGCCGGTTACGGTGGCACCAGACAGTAACGTAGTGAATACGCCAGTGACACCAGTAATTGATTGATAGTTACCGGTGGTTGCGTTAACGGTATTACCGGTAACCGTCGCACCAGAGACTACGGTTGTGAATACGCCAGATGCAAAGTTGGCAGTAGTACCGGTCGTTGTTGTACCGGTTAATGACGTGAAGCTACCAGTGACAGCAGTTGCAGTTGTGAATTGACCTGCAGTGCCGGTAACGGTGATGCCACTAATTGTTCCAGTGACACTAAGACCGGAAGCAATAAAGCCGGATCCAAGTGTTGTTGTATTACCAGAGAATGTAAGGTTGCCGCCAAACGTTTGGTTGGTTGCCGTTAAGTTCTGAAAAATACCACTTGTAAAGTTGGCGGTTGTACCAGTGACGGTTGTACCTGAAAGCTGTGTTGTGAATACGCCTGACGCAAAGTTTGCCGTTGTGCCGGTTATGGTCACACCCGTAAGAACAGTAAATGCTCCACTGACGCCAGTGACAGTCGTGAATTGAGCCGTGGTACCGGTTACGGTTGCGCCTGATAACGATGTAGTAAAGACGCCTGTTACTCCGGTCAGCGATGTAAATGTACCACTAACACCTGTGATTGTTTGTCCTGTTAACGATGTAAATGCACCGCTGATGCCAGTAACAGTTGTAAATTGAGCCAGTGTACCCGTTGTGGTTACACCGGTAAGTGACGTAAAGTTTCCTGTGACAGCATTTGCAGTCGTAAATTGTCCTGTATTGCCTGTAACGGTGGCACCTGAAACAGATGTTGTAAATACACCCGTAACACCAGTAAGCGACGTATATTGCCCCACATTTCCGGTAATCGTTGCACCCGATAACTGTGTTGTATAAACACCGGATACACCTGTTACAGATGTAAAGACTCCCGTTGCACCAGTAATTGTGTTGCCGCTGAGCGTACCAGTGACATTGACGTTACCCTGGAAAAGGCCTGAGCTGACAAACGTACTAACACCAGTAACCGTAAGTGTCGACTGGATAATTCCAGTGGCTGCCGTAAGTGTTTGGAAGTTTCCTGTGGTGACGTTAGCGGTAATACCCGTGACAGTTGTTGCTTGAATGGTACTGCCTGTGATTGTGGCACCGGATAACCGGGTGGTGAATACGCCAGAAACACCAGTGATGTTTGCACCAGAAATTGATTGGCCTGAGACTGTGGTAAATTGGCCAACGTTGCCGGTAATTGCCGCACCAGAGAGACTGGTTGTAAAAACACCGGTTACACCAGTAAGTGACTGATAGTCACCTGTGGTTGCTTGGATGTTATTACCGGTGATCGTGGCGCCAGATACTCTGTCCGTAAATCGTCCAGACACAAAGTTTGCCATGGAGCCAGTGAAGGTTGTTCCACTGGTAGTGCCGCTGACATTTAAATTGTTCTGGACGATAACACCGCTAAATGTTCCAAGGCCTGAGCTTGTTACTGTGCTCAGGGTTGTTGTACCACTAACGGTTAAACCGCCTTGAATTACAACATTGCCACTGATTGTTTCGCCAGTGACGTTTGCATAGTATTGATCTAGGTAGGTACGAAACTGAGTAAAGGTAATTTTTTTGTTGCGCAGTACCGGGTCCACTTCAAAAACGTGGACCAGCGTCATGAGATCTTCGTCGACAATCTCAGTGCCGTCAATAGACGAGAATTCGCTAATCCTTCTGTTGGCCACCTACTTATACTGCGCAGTATTATACCTAATTATAGTTCTCTTTGCTCACTTAACCCTTACCTCAATCTTTGGCAGCAGGTTGGAAACACCGTGCCAAACAAATTGGATTCCTGTTACAATTCCACAAGAAATGAGGAATACAACCAGTAATTCTGCAACGGTAAGGTTGCGCCGAACATACATCACCTGCGGCGGTTGCTGTTGAAAGCTTGCTTGCTGGGCCAAGGCTTGTTGGATGGCTAGTTCTTTTGCCCTTGCTTTCATTGCAGCAAGATTTTCAGGGCTGATCTCATTCATGAAATAGTCCTGACCAGTGGGTTGACCCGGAAACTGACTAGGGGGAATTTGTTCTTCCATGATGCAAAACCTTTTCACACACACTAGCATCTATAGAGAGGATTTGTCGCCATGAACTACGGCTTACGAAAAGGTTTGGAGGATATTGCCGCCGAACTGAAGGGTATTCGCAACATCCTTTCATCAATGTGGCACAGTCGTTACGGAGAAGACGAGACAAATATCTTGAATCCCCAGATTTACGCAGATGAATACGTATCAACTGAGGAGTGTGCCAAGCGGTTGGGCGTATCCGATCAAACGATCAGAAATTGGATTTCTATTGGACGTAAGACTCCTGACAAGGGTTGGGTAGAAGGTGTTCACTACGTCAATATTTCGCCAGATCCCAATCGTAAAGCGGTTATTCGCATCCCGTGGAACCAGATGATCCACGCATTCTGCAAGAATCGCCAAAGTGATCTCTGGGATTTTATTGGCAACACCGGTGCACGGTCGACCAAATATAAAACAACCAACCCCGATCGCCTCGTATAATGCCGCACAGATTTCACGGGATTGAAACTGAGGTTGTAACCCTGGTCAATTACAGGGAAGTATTGCCAGCATCACTTGCAGATCAAGTGGAGATGTTCTTGCCACCCGAAGGATCCTTCGATGACGGGTGCCTGCAAAGATACCTGGAAAATTTAAAAAATTATGAAGAAGAAGATGCGAACTTTGGTATGACACTTGCCAATCGTTTGCGTCTTGCGTTCCAGGACTTAACACCTGATACAATCTGCGGCAAATTCCCGCAAGCTGAATTGCCACTTAAACGACGGCTGCGTTGTGTGGCAGAATATCTGATCCGTTCAGGAGAATTTGAAAAACTGAAGGACGATACTGGACGCCTCGTAAAAAAACGCGGTATCCTGGGCAAGATGGTTGTCTTGTACAAACCAACCAATAAACTACTGGAAGCACTAATCAAGCAGGGGTTGATCAAAAATGAGCCGTCGTGAAAAGTTGATCGCATCGGTGATCGGTCCTGAGCTTGATCAAACAAAAGCCAAGATGCTTGATGCCACTATCAAGTTGATCCTTGGTGACATGGGGCAGCATTATTGCAAAATGTGGGAGCATGAAGGTCCAGGGGTAATGGTGTTTCAACCTGACAATTCCGACCGTTCGATGTTCTTCATGACGCTAAAGGAGATGCACTCAGCGCAAGAGGAGTGTGAACGCGGTAATGATGGTGATTTAGCTGAAACATTCAGGCGTATCCTCAGTGCCGCACAGAAGATTGATCCAGCGGAAAAAGCTGGTTACATCATCAATGATGCAGCGGGCATGCGTTACTTGGAGATCGACTATACCAAAGTGTCAGAAGACTGATGGCAATTGAAAACATCAAGGCTCACGCAGAAGATCGTGAGTTAATCACAAGTTCTGACCTGGTTTCAGCAGCGCACGCCCTGATGGAGGGTATTGATCTTGATGTTGCCAGCTCGGATTTTGCAAATGAATACGTCGATGCCAAGAAGTATTTCACTCCATCTGACGATGGATTGAACTGCCAAACGTGGTACGGCAAGGTTTACGTCTTTCCTCCCAGCGGGGCATACTTCTGGGATAAGAAGAATGAACGTTGGAAGATGACACGGTCTTCTTCTCCAACTTTGACATCGTCACATGCGGTGTGGTTCCGAAAGCTGTACCGCAGCTGGTTAGCGAGAGAAGTAAGTCAGGGCTTGTACTTTACCAACTGCCCGGACATGATTCGTTACGAGTTTAAAATCTTTGATTTTCCCATCTGCATCTTGCGGACGCCACCGACGTTAACAGTTCGCAAGAGCACAGGTGTTGGCGTGCATAAAACGTGCACCTCGCTATTGGTGTACCTGCCCCCCATGGAAGATACGGGGAAAGCGATCGAACGTTTTAAGGATATTTACGAGCCAAGGGGGCACATTCTCTGTTAATTTCTCTAGAGTGAAAAGGATTAAAAGGAATTATGAGCATCCTTGCCGACTGGGAAATTCGTGAGCAGGCCCTTGAACATGGGATGATTGATCCATTTGTGGATCATTTGGTAAGCAAGGAGAATGGACGGAAACTTCTCAGTTACGGCCTCAGTTCGTACGGATATGACATTCGCCTGTCACCTAGTCAGTGCCTGATTTTTGGCCGTGTACAAGCAGGGGATTGTGACCCCAAGAATTTTGATCCCAATATTTTGAAGCCAGCGGATCTGCGGGAAGACGAACGTGGTCAATACTTTTTGCTGCCGCCGTACGGTTACTGTCTTGGGGTAGCGCACGAACGTCTGAGGCTCCCTAGCAACATTAGTGTTGTAGCTGTTGGTAAATCTACATATGCACGGTCAGGGATCATGGTAAACATCACGCCCGCCGAAGCGGGATGGGAGGGTTACCTTACGCTTGAAATCAGTAACTGCACTGGTTTGTTCAATCGCATTTATGCGAATGAGGGAATCACTCAGCTTTTGTTCCACACTGGTAGCCATTGTGAAGTTACTTACCAGGACCGGAAAGGTAAGTATCAAGACCAACCAAAGAACGTTGTGTTCTCCCAGGTTTAGTATTGCTTACCAAAGCTTGATCCAGGTTTACGGGCGTAGCCGGTACTTCCGGCTCGTCCGATTGTATCCCCCATACTTGGCAGTGCAACACCGTCCATTGTTGCTTCTGTTCTTGGGGTTTTACCTCGGATGGTCGGTTCAGCAATACCTGCTCTTTGTCGGTATGCCCCAGCGGTTTTGGCTGCCCTAAAGAACTTACCAACGCGGTCTTGATTATCGTTTAACGACTCAACAGCTTGTCTTTCTTCTGACGGGAAACGACGTAAATCTGTATCGTACGCCTGTTCAGGATTAAGGTCAGTAACCTCAGCCCCTGACGTACCAGCGTCAGCCGTTGGATCGTAATTGGGGTCAAAGAATTTTGCCATAGTATCATTGTAGAAGCAATAAATCAACCAGGGTATTCGCCATGCATGGCGTCGCAGGTTTCTTAGATAGCTTCATTCAAGACGAAGTAAAGTGCCGCTGCCTCAGCGAAGAAGATTTTGGTGCACCGCTCGACAATGAAGCGAATGATGTACCATTAATGGATATGTACAACCGAGGCTTGGTCGCATGTCAACAGGGGCGGGAAAGGAATCCACTGAATCTCGAGGGGCAACGGCCTGGAACGACGGGGTATATTCCGTCAATGGAGGAGGGTCTGCAGATGGGCGCATCACCGAAACCCAGGGCGTTAGTGTTGGACCTGGAGGGGCCCAGCGAGGAGATGCTGGAGCAGTCACGCAAGCGTCGTGGTTTGAGCCGGTAACAGACGATTCTGGCTGCAAGGACGGCATTTGTCCCGTGCCCTGGTTAACGAAAGAAAAGGCTCCGGTGCTCCAGGAGGATGTGGTTAATCATCCTTCTCACTACACCGATGGGGGCATTGAGTGCATTGAAGCCATTGAGGCAGCTTTAACCACCGAAGAATTCCGTGGTTATTGCAAGGCCAACTGCATGAAGTATATCTGGCGTGAGAAGCATAAAGGCGGGACAGAATCACTGAAGAAGGCACAGTGGTACCTCAACCGCCTTATTGATTTGGACGAAGCTCAAAACGGTTGAAGCTCATCTTCGTCTTCGTCATCCTCGTCGTCGCCAATACAAGCGGCGGCGAGTTCTGCTAATTCCAAGTCGGTGGGAATGTCGAAGTCAATCGAGATGTTTTCTGCTGCAAGGATATCCTTGATGGCATACCACTCCATCAGGCGCTGGTGGTAGAGGTTCAGAAGTGCGTACAGCAATTCGTCCCATGTCATCTCTTGCGCTGCAAGTTCTGCCTTGCGCATGGAGAACTGCAATTCCAACGGGAGTTCAAATTCCCTGGGCTCGACTGATCTCTCCATTCCAGCCTTCATTTGCGTGTTGCAATTATTCTAATGCTAGCTGGCGGACAGAAGATCTGCTTCTTGGTCGTTAAAATCAAACCAAGGGTTTTCATCAATCCGGAAGTTGTTTCCAAACTCTGCCAGGATGTATGGACTCATAAGTTCTTCCAAGCGTCGTACTGCTTTCACCTGATGAGGTGCTGCGGTGTAATTGCGGAATGCTGTCAACAATACCTCGGTAGAGGCCCAGGGATTTGCATCAACTCCTTGGAGGAACAGGTTGATTTCTTCTCGGCGTCGATCCAGGAGATTACCAACGACTTGATGATCAGCATTGAAGATCCACCGGCCCATTTCTCGCGTGGCACCGCAGTAATCTTCGTGTTCAATGCAATCGATAATGGCGCTGTAAAGGAAGGGTTCCCAGCCGATGGAGTGAATGAAAGAAATCAAGGCTTGACGCATGCCGTCATCAAGACCCAGGTTTTGCTTTAGCAGCTGGGTGTCAATGATATTTGTTTCGTGGAATAACAGCTCCAGTGCTTTTTGTGGACTGCAACGTTGACCACGTTTGACAGGAGAACCGTCAGGGTAAAACTGTGTGCCGTAACCAATGGTGTACGGATCTTTCCCTGTGTGAGGATCTGCGAAAGCTTGTTCGTTAAAACCTTCGTATTTCCTGATCAGATTAAGCGCAGCGGAAAGATCCGACATAGGAGTAACATTAGTTACTCCCAATCATACACAATTTACTTACCTTGGCCGCGTGTTTGTTTGCGTCCGTGATTAGGAAGTGAGTGTTGCCCTTGTCCTTGACGAGTCTTTTTAGGGCGGGATTCAATTTTGGAGACTGAGGTGGACTTGGGTTTGGCCATGGGAAACCAATGTGGTGCTCACCATTTTACACGGTGGCTCCAGTAGCGTGCAGACATTTTGTCGGGACTTGAATCTTGCGCATTGTGACGTGCGTAATAAGACTTGCGACGTGCCTTGTCCTTTTCTGAAGTTGGGTTTTTACCTGCGCCTTCAACTCCTTGCTGTCCAAACCTGATAATTTTTTCTTCACCGTCTTTACATGCTTTTACAACATGAGACTTTGTGGCATGACCTGGAGTGCGCTGCGGTTTGTTGCAGGCCATTTTATCTTTTGCCAACTTGGCAGCACCAGCGGCTTTCTTGCGTTTGTCAGACATCAGAATCCTTTAAACATTGATGTAAATTCACCCAAGATTTGGCTACCTGTCTTTGATTTGTAGCTTGTTTCTTCATCATCTAATCCTAAGTTAAAGATACTTTTTTCTTTGGTGGTTGTCTCATCTGTTGTATCGGTGTCCTCATCACCAAAGAAACTTTGGATAGTACCAAGGGATGCGAATGGGTCACTTAAGTCAAGTCCTTTTAACTGAAGGGCGCTGCCTGCGCCCGCCTTGGTGAGAAGCTGTTGCTCACTTCGGTCCGTATCGGGGAACAAGTCTGTGTAAAACTCATCTTCTGTTCCCTTGTAACCGGCTTGTTGAAAGACTCTGTACATTTCTGTTTCTGATTTGATCGAGTCTGTCTTGTAATCTTCGGGTCTTTCAATGTAATCAACACCTAAAACTTTTTGAGTGGGCTTCTTGCCTTTTTCATTCAGGTATTTGATCTGCTCTCTGATTTGTTGTGCGGACCCCGTGCGTAGTGTCTCTGCAACTAAGTCTTTAAATTCACCCAGGTTACCCTGGAAATCCTTCAGGCCAACAGCATCCAGCGCTTTTTGCCAAGTAGCTTTATCCGTTGGGTCTAGGCCCTGCAACATCTCGTCGGCAAACTCTTCTGGCGTAATAAATTGACCAAAGATTGACCCCTGTTTTAATGCTTCTTCCTTAAGAGAAGGCAAGATTTTGTTGTAAATTTCATCTTGTACTTTCCCTGCGTTTAACACGTCTTCCGCCGGGTCGTAGCCCAAGCCTTTTCCTTTTACTTGGAAATGCATTCGCGCAAATTGTTCTTTGTTATTTGGATCAATACCAAAGCGATATGCCTGGCTTGCCCAATATTCGTCACCGGCTTTTGCCTTTTCCCAATCATCTGCTACTGCCTGGGACTGTTGAGAGTAAGCATCAGCCCTGGCCTTGTCTCCAGTGGGATTGAAATAAAAGTCGGCATTAAAGTAACGGTCGGGAGTATTTTGAACTTGAGCTAAAAACTGATCGGCACGCAAGTTGGCAACCTGACTAACAGCGTTTAGCATGTCCTGCGTTTGGAACGGGTTTTGCTCTTGTTGCCGAACATCAAGGTACTCCGTGAATTCACTGATTGAACGAGAGGTGTTAAAACGTGGGATCAAGTACTTATCCATAAAATCTCTCGCAAACTGCGCTTCAACTTTGATGGTGTCTTTTGCTGCCTCAGTGCTGTAACCAAGTTCAACTTCTTGTTCGTACTTCTTCTTTAGCTCCGTATCAAACCATTGTTGCCAGTTGTAGGTGGTGCTGTTGTTGACACCTGTTATGTTTTGAAGGCTTTTCTCCAGGGAATCCTGGGACGCCTTGCCGGATGTAAAAGAAAGAATGCCACCAACCCCAGAATCACCAAGGATGCTGTTACTGAGTTCTTTGTTGATGTCCATGATTTCTCCAAAGCCGGAGAACCCTTGCATAAGGCCAAGCATTTGTTCTTTTCCCTTGGCCTTCTTCATTTGCTCAATGGTGTCCTTTAATACATTTTGAGTTAACGCACCAAATTTCTTGGCGTCTACTGTTGCCTTTTCACCAACGGCTTGGTTTACTGCATCTTCTAATTCCGTGACGCCATACCCAGCATTCAAGTTGTAAGCAAAACTTACTTGTTTGTCTTCTGGTCGTTGGGACAAACGGAACAGTGCGGCGAATTCATCAGGTTTCTCTGGGTTTAAGAACTTCTCTTTGCCCAGTGTTTTCCAGTATTGATCACCTGCTTTTGCTTTATCCCATTCAGCAGAAACCTGCGGCACTGCCAAAAGGCGTTCAGTTTGTGTGTCAGTATTAAGGCCTAGCTGGAGGCTACGGGCAGCCTGAATGTCGGCATCGGTTGGCTTGCGTTCCAGGTATTGGTTTGCTGCTGTTGTTTGTTCTGCGGCATTACCTCGCTTCCCAGCTGCTTTCCCTTGGGATGTGTAGTGTTGAAGGTAATAAGAGTTTTCAGAATACCTTTGGGTAATGTCAATATCATCATTAGCAACTGCGGCTTGCCACTTTTGCCCTACATCTGGATTGATTGATTTGTAGTACTTTGGATCAAAGTCACCGTACTGCGGTTTTGCTCCCAGGTTTGCATCCCAGGTTTGTAGCTTTTCAGTTGAGTAAAAAGCTTTGAAGTAATTCTCTAATTGTGATTTAGTTACATCACTAATACCCTGGAGCTTTCTGATTTGCTCCCTTTGCGTAACATAGTCTCCCCCTTGAGTTGAATTAGCTGTTGCAAGGACGGTGTTGTAGGCGTTGTTTTTGTTTGTGTTCTCAGTGTTTAAGGTTGTATTCGCTTGGTTTCTTTGGGCGTTTAGATTGTTGGTTTGCGCGTTATTTCTATATGTAGTTGCAGCGCTTTCAACTGCAGTTTTTAACGCCTCAACCGGTTGAGAATTATTTGTTGGATCAGATAGCAGGTTTCCGTTTCGTGCAAATTTTTGAAGGTCGTCAGCAGTATAGTTAACAGGTAGATCACCGGCTTCCCCCCAACCGCCCCCAGGGTTTGTTGGGCTTACTACTACACCATCAAGAACCGTTCTATATTGCGTTTGGCCCTGGCGTGAGCCTGCTTCTACAGTTTTGTATTTAGTCCAGACTTTTAACGTACTAGGTGCGTATAAATCTGTTTGGTAATTTGTAGGGTAGTCTGTTCTCTCCTGCGCCAGATTCCACCTTTTGTTTGTTGGATCGTAAGTTAATGCCATTATCCAGCAGCAAATGTATCTGGTACCGTCTCAATATTATAAGTAAACAGGTCGATAATTTCTTGGTGTATCCAGGCCTCAATCCTGTTCATCCTTACTTCGGTGTAGTACGTCTGCTGTGGATACCATTCTTCCATTTTTGAACTGGCTTTGTTTGCATTACATCTTTTGCAGCAAGGTAGAAGGTTGTTTCGATTACTGGAACCAGAACGAAACCTTGGGATAATGTGGTCCAGGGATGTAGCTTGTTCTTCGCAATAGCCACACTTGTGGTCCCAGGCGTCATATATGGATTGACGGTAACGCTTCTTGGCCAATTTAGGAGTTAATTCAAGGAGAAGGGAAAGGGGTTCCTGCTCACAGTTGAACATACTCTTTTATTGCCGTTACCTTATTCTAATTTCAGGACATGTAGACCACTGTAAACAAAGAGATAAAATCTTACTTAAATCCATTGACAACCTGCTTGAGTCCCATAACGTACAGGGGCACGCACATGCCTTTTTATGGCTAAGTATCCAGGTTGGGTCACGGTCCAACAAGCCGAAGAACTTCTCGGCATTGATAAAAAGACTCTCTTCAAGTACCGCGATGACGGCACACTGAAGCTTGGCCCCCACTACGCTGCCTTTTCTGATACACGTTCACGCGACACCTATCGCTGGAACGTAGCAGCAGTACGCAAGCAACTTCGCAAACTGGAGGTTGCTGCTACGGCAGCCTAAGGTATCAGTCTTCGGGCAGTATGCCTTCTGCGTATGCTGCCCAAGCAAGGCCAAGTGACTCCATGGAGGATAGTTCATTTGCCTCGTAGGGCAAGTTGACTACATCTCCAGTTTTATAAACAGTGGGAGATCCGTCGTAATAAACGGAGCTGAATCCATATTGACGGCGTGTGAGTTGTTCTTCACTTGGAGCTTTAGTGGAGTCAACAACATCGCCAAAGCCTGGTGTGTTGGTCATGGCTTACGAAACACCAAAAGGTTTTGAAGGAACCAACCCATATGATAACCCTTCTCAATAAAGGAAATTAACTGGGCTTCAATTACCCAGTCATGAATTAACCCTGTATCTTCAAGTAGCAGTTCCCAATAGTCTTTGGTTTGACAGTTGATGTGACCAACGCCACCTTGGCCTGGTTTAGCGGCAGTCCAAATTAACACGCCGCCAGGTTCCAATGCTTTATGCATTGTGTCAACAATCCGCTGATTCTCGGACCCATCAATGTGCTCTGCCACTTCCATACATAAGACGACAGGTGCAGAATGCTCAAGATCAAAAAGACTCTTGCAAAGAAGGCGATCTTGATTCTCGACACGCAAATCAGTGTCGTAACCAATGCAATCAATTCCAAGGTCAGTAAAGCAATCAACATAAGTACCTGGCCCGCAACCAAGATCTAGTACATGTGTGGGATGAAGATTCTCCCCAATCCAACTTGTGAGTCGCTTTGCGAATGGACGTTCTTCGGCATCGAGGTGATTGTAGTCAATCTTGGACGGCTCTCGTAACTGATACCAACCCGCGTGGTGAAGGGCATCGATTGTTCTAAAGATCTTGTCATATTTTGCTCCACAGGCTTCCAGGCTGTAACGTGACCTGGCAGTGGCTGCAACTACTTCACGATCGAGGTCACCAGCTGCGTGGATAGCGTCAATCCAATCTTGGAGCGTATGGCAGCGAAAACCTGTGCAACCTTCGATAATGGTTTCAGTAAATGCTCCGTAATCAACTGCAATTAACGGAGTGCCGCACAACATTGCTTCTACACCACTGCCGCCGAATGGCTCAGTGAAATTAGTTGGCATCAAAGCTGCACGTGCTTTACCTAAGAAATCAGACCGCTCACGACCTATCAACGGACCGCCGTACTTAATGTTCGGATGGCTCCAGGGGGTTGGATCACCTTGACCGTGGATGACAATTGGCCATGGACTGTGGCTTGCCAACTCCTTAATGGTGTCCATCCCTTTGACTGAACAGATGCGTCCAAGGAATGCAAGATATTCTCCTTCTTCGTAACAAGGATCCCAATCAGACAATTCAAAGTAATTAGGCACAACCCATTCGTAGTTTTTGCCTTGCCTTTTTTCTTGTCCCTGGTGGTAATGCATCCAGGCGTACGACTCAAAGATCCGAAAACTGTTCGGCATCAAAGTCGGATACCCAATCCCCGTTTCTACATGGTGATGAGTGGGGAACTTCTCCATGAGGATTTGATGGGCGTGCCCGAAGGGATGACAAATAATGTCACGTGGCTCCAAGCGTTTACGTATCTCAACAATTAAACGTTCTTCAAATGCTTGATGCCCTTCGCTACCAATGGTTGCATCGTTGCCATGGAAGTCAGTTTTCTTCCGATCACCGTAAAACTTCTTGAATTCTTTCTCTGTCAGGATTGGTACGTGCTCTGTTGCGCCAGCTTCACTTCCCTCGTTGCTGTACTCGATCACGTCATAGCCATACGCCTGCATCATCTTGGGAAAACGCAAAGCCTTACCAGTGAATGCACAGTGAGAGTATTGACTGGTTGCCTGTGTGTGAAAGATCCCAATCAGATGCAGGCGAGGTTTTGCCATTGTCAACAAACACTATGACGGTGAAGGAATCAATTGTACCCCGTCTACCAAGAATAGATTAGAACCAGGCCTGCGCCACCTTTCCCACCAGCGCCACTTCCACCTGTGGTACCACCAGCGCCACCGCCTCCACCACCGGAACCGGAACCGCCGTCCCCTCCGTAGCCACCAAGTGCGTTGCCGCTGTTGCAGCCACCGCCAGACCCACCGGTAGAAAGTAAGGGAGTTTGGCGACGGTGGCCTCCAGAGCCGTTACCAGCCGTAGCGCCTGCCGCACCACCGTTCAACGTTGGAAACAGGTTCAAGACAGTGGTCTGAGATGCTGGCGCTGTAATGTTGCCCCCTGCGCCAGTAGAGCCGCCTCCACCGCCTGCACCACCGGAGAGGAGTAGTCCGGTCGTTGGGTATGTGATGTTTCCCCCTGCACCGTTAGCAACTGCACCACCAGCACCACCGGCCTGTCCAGCATAGGCAACGAAAGTGCCTAATCCGGCAAGTAGAGCACCAGCGACTGTTGCAACAGCACCTGCGTTACCAGCGTTACCAACAACCGTAGCCGAAGCCGCAGTTGTACCTGCAGCACCTGCGTTGGCAAAACAAACGGTGTAAATAGCTGCGGTGGATTGAGCAATTGAAACAAACGAAGCAACTCCAGCAGTTCCAAGGAGACCGACAGTAGTTGAAGAAGCGGCGCCGTTACCACCAATACCTGCTGAGACATACAGGATGTCAGGCAGTAAAGAAGCCGGGATTTCTACTGTGGTAATACCACCACTACCACCGCCGCCGCCACCACCACGAGCAGTGACAGTTGCGCTGGGAAAACCATTGCCACCACCTGCACCGCCGCCAATGCAGACGATGCGAACCATGGCAATACCTGCTGGTTTTTCCCAGGGCACCCACTGTGTGTTGGCGTTTGCAAAACCTGGGAATACGTCGACAAAACCGTTTTGCGGCTTTGGAACGTCAAATACGTTAAGCATCAGTAGTCACCTCCAATCGCCAATCCCTGCCAGTTGGCGTTGGTGTTTTGAGCAACGGATTGCGCCACGAGCAGGAATCTGTTAGCTGGAATTGCAAAGCTAAACGGAATCTCGATTTGGTAGGGCGCAGTTGTTACTGCCGAGACAGTTTGCGCTGGAGCCTGAACTATCGCAAGCAAGTCGGTGTTGGCTGTTGTTGTGGCACCAGTATTGACAGTGGATGAGTACACTTGCAGTGTAGTGGCAACAGAGCTAATAACACTTGTAGTTGAAACGAATGAAAAGCGAAATTTTTGTACGTAAGAGCCGTTTGCGCCAGATGTAAATGCTACGAAACAGTTGGTCCCTACTGTACCAGGGGCCGTGGTATTCACGTTTACGGCTGTAGTCAAGATGTCGGCATGACTGACGTTTGGGATTAACGTCCAAATGGGCGAAGTGTTAGCGGGCATGGCGGGTAAAAGTAAATGTTAGGGCATTGCTGCGCCGTAGTGAATAGCAAGAATATCACCATATTTTGTTACGCCTGCAGGGCCGGTAGCCCCTGTTGCACCTGATACACCTATTACGCCAGTAGCTCCTGTAATACCTATCACTCCTGTGGCACCTGTAACACCAGTGGGACCGGCAACACCTGTAGCACCGACACCCGTGGCACCTTGTAGGCCTGTAGCACCAGTGGAGCCCTGCACGCCCGTGGCACCAGTGGCTCCTGTAACGCCCTGTACGCCGGTTGCACCTGTGATACCAACAACGCCTGTGGCACCTTGTACGCCAGTGGCTCCAGTGGCACCTGTAGCGCCTTGCGTACCAGTGGCGCCGGTAACTCCTGCAACGCCGGTAGCACCTGTGGGACCAGTTATGCCCTGAACTCCGGTAGCACCTGTGACACCGGTAGGACCCGCAATGCCTGTTGCGCCCGTTACTCCAGTAACTCCTTGGATACCAGTGGGACCTTGTATGCCAGTGGCACCTGTTGGACCAGTAATACCTTGAACACCAGTGGCACCAGTAGGGCCGTCAATACCTGTGGCACCGGTGGGACCAGTGGGTCCATCTACGCCTGTTACACCTTGAATACCTGTGGCGCCCGTGGGACCAATGGAGCCTGTAGCACCGGTAACTCCAGTGACACCTGTCGGACCAGCTACGCCTGTGGGACCGGTAATACCTTGAATACCAGTTGCGCCTTGTGGACCAGTGACGCCTTGTATGCCGCTCGCGCCTGTAGGGCCACTTGGACCTGTGGGGCCTGTAGTACCAGAGGGACCAGTAGGGCCGGTGGGGCCGCCACTAGGGCCAGTGGGACCTGTCGGGCCAATCATTGTATAGACCTTCGCCAGACCGGCGGAATCGTATACAACCCAATCTGCGTTCTCATTAAGGACCACAGATTCGCCAGCGAGAAGCAAACCGGTCCACACCGTGGTTGTTAGTGCACCATCAGTGTGATTGATGGTAATACTGTTGCTTAAAGTTGGATCATCATTCTTGATAAAACAGGTTCTTAAGTTGCGCTGAATAGTAGAGGTTGTGGGACCAGTGACAATTGTAGTTGTTGTGGCAGTTGTGATATTGGTGTCAAGTCTACCGGCGGACACATTACCGCTGTTGTTATCTGCAAACGCAGCATGAACTTCAACATTCGTTGCCGCCGAAGTAACAATACGAACAGCATCCGACGTGGAAGTCAGCAGTAACATTTCAGCCTACCTACCGTAATAATCTATTTTAATCTATTTGCTTAAGTTGCGGGCATGCCGCCTTGAGAAGGAATGTACAGATTTCCCTCTTTGTCAAACATTGAGAAGCCTTGCATGCGAATAAAGGTCGACGGTACGTTAAACAGCTTCTGCATCATTGGCATCATCATTGGTGCCTGGCAGTTATACGGCGGTACATCCATGTAAGAAACGGCGTGCCTGGCTAATTCGACACTGATTCTTTCTTGGTTTTTTTCATTTGTATCCACAAGTTGTTGTTCCCATTCAACTAAGCTGCCGTTGCTTATTGGAACATCTGACGGCTCGGGCGGGAATACGCCCTCCTTAAAGCGCATTGCGTAAACATGTTTGCAATACCGAAATTCATCTAAGACTGGGGTCCACGTATCCGTCAAAGAGACCAACTCATTTCCTACCGTGGAGTAGTCGGCGTAAGTCGGCAAGCCATCTGATTTTGCGCCAGGTAATGCTGGATCTGTACCCCTTAAGTAAACAGAGCCAAAGTCTGTAAACAAACCAGGACTATCCCTGGTCGTACCTTCTACTACCGACGCGTTTGGTGTGATGGTTGGTGGAACATTATATTCTGGCGCAGGGGCAACAATCTGCATTCCACGATTGACATTACCTGGTGTCATTGCATTATTGTTGACGAGACCATTGAGCGTAATGATTTCCTTGCGACCAGGCTTTACGTTGCCGATGCTATTCCTAGGGAAACATCTACGGTTGGAATCTTTCAGATTCATCATGAATGCATAGTCTCGCCTTGTGAAATCTTGGCAAGAACAGCAGTAACGCGTACCCGTCATAAAGAAACGCCCCACGTTTGGCGGCCTGGTAGCAGGAGTAACCAGTGCTCGATCTGGGGTTGCCTCAACGGAACCACGCTTGCGAAGTGTCAATACACCCGTGAATGGGTTGGTGTCTACCAGGATGGCCTGAACGTATCCGTAGCGTTTCTGTGTTAACGGATCAATTGTATCCCTGGTAATCGGCACACCATTCTGAGTGATAATTCGATCTTCTAAGATCTCACCGTTAATTGCCTTGAGTCCCCCTGGTACTCCTGGGAGTGCAACGTATAGCGGAGGTGGTAATGGATTTTGTGTACTCCAATCACCAGCCAACTGGACGTACCAATACTCATCATCTTCCGTAACGGAAGCAATCGAAGCGGTTCTTGTGGTTATGTAAAATTGCGGATCAAACCACTGACCAATGTTTTCATAGTTGTTGAATTGCGCGGCATGCCAATAGAACGGATTGGTAACGCGAGTGTTGCGTATGTTATCAAACCGTAGACTTCCTGCGACCCGGATCCCGGACCAGTGCATCCCAAACTCTTTGTTGACTGTTGGGAAACCTTTGAAGATACCAGGCAATACTGGTGGGTTAGAGCCAGGTGTTGATGTTGCCCCTTGTGGGATTGGTACTTGGTATAAGAATGGATATTCGTATGACGTGTCCGTTACCGATGCTGTAGCCAGCTCGTAACCACGGCGCCAACGCGCCCAAGACGACTCCCGATCGAGAGCCGCAAAAGAGTTTGGGACACTGCCCTGTGAAAACTCTGTTGTAATTGGTTTTACTTTTGGCGGTTCAAAAGCTCGTTGCTTGCTGAAACCGTCAAACGAACCACCAAATTTTTTTGGCATTGATTAGAAGAAGCCGCCTTGCGCAGCAACGTGCACACCTGGGATGTAACCAGAACTATTGGGACCATCCGGGAACACGCCAACGTAAACACGGTCGCCACGCTCAAGGTAAATTCCTTTGTTACGCAGTGGAGCTGTAGTACCAAGGCCGTTGGTATTGCCTGCGCTCACACTGGGAACTGCCAGTTGTGGCATCACATCCGAACAGTCAACCACACCGCTGTTTGCGGGGATTGTTTTGGCGAATAACACTTTGTAGTCACCAGAGCCAGGGATTGGTGTGGTTGTGCCACGTGTCTGGTAAAAGACAAAGGTAGCAGCGGGTTGATTCCCGTATGCAATACCGTTGTACAAGAAACCAGACGTAGTGCCACCCGAATAATTCAATGCACTGTTGACGCCTGTCAGCGTGCCAGAACCGGTGTATGTGTAATAGCCGTAACCACTGTATGGTGCGCCAGCACCAGTGAGGGAACCTGTGGCGGATACAAAAACAATCTGTCCGCTAACCAGGGAGACTGGTGTGCCTGACGTTGTGGAATTTACTGTGTAGTCGGGGCCGCGATAAAAGTCGTTGCGCGTAATCGTGATGGAATCAATGACACCGCCACTGTTATTGTCTTCGCTCAGTGAGGCATCCATGTCTACCAGGATGGAAGGCGCTTGGCCACCTTGTACAAACAAAGTATTACTTGCTGCACTACCAACGGTTTGCGTTGTAACACGCACCGAATCAAATAAGGGCCTATCAACCAACAGTGGCTGCTTGTTTGTAGATGTCGAGCTCAATTTTCCAGTGCCGCTTTTTGTTAATTATAACGTCAACCACCCATGCCTGACATCGCCATAAAGGCTTGGAAATTTGCAGGCAATTTCATCTTGGATTCAACCAGGGCATTGGGATTGTTTTGCAATGCAAGGAAACGACCGAACAGATTACCGTCTTCCGCTGGTTGAAATTTAAATTTCTGAGCGGCTAGGTAATCTGTTTCGGCTTGTGGTTCTGAGAGGAAGCTATCGCCAATCCCAACTTTCAAGGCTTCGCTTGGAAGGTAATCGTACTCAGAGTATTTGTAAAAACGAGACATTGTGATTACTGAAGGAAGCCAAAGGGATTAAGCAGTCCCGACAAATCTGGAAGCAGTGCTTTGAGCACTGTTTCTTTCATCGCGTCAGCGATAGAGTTCCTTTTGTTTAACTCTGGTTTTGCCGCTCCCTGTAAAGCAGAAGACAAAATTTCTTCTACAGAACGTTGGCCGCTAGCCATTTGTTGTGGGGCGGCAACAGGAGTAGGTTGTGTCAGTGGGTCTCCCAAGGTTGTTTGCGCAGCCTTATAGAGGGAACCTCCAGATTTGAATTTAGGGATCGAGGAGGCAACAGAAGTACCAAACGAATCTTTTGCTGTCAAAGAAACATTTGGATTGCCGCCAAGAATCGTGGCATACGCACGATCAATACCCATTTTTCCAGGCTGAAAACCACGATCCCGTAAAAACCGCTCAACTGCAGGCATTTGTTCTGCAATTGTGTAGTTACCAAGCTTGGATTTATCTAGGTACTTTGCACGTTCCGGGCCGCCAAATTGAATTAATCCGTAATAGTTGCCACCGGCACCACCGTAAACATTCGGACGGAATCCAGACTCTTGGTGAATGAGCGCACCAAACTCGTACGGATCCAAGCCAAGCCGTTTTGCTGAAGAGAATACAGCTTGCCTGTCTTCTGGTTTTAGTGTTCCAACGCGTACTGGTGCCATGGCTTTAGGTTTTTCAATCTCCTACCCAATTTGAACTTGCTCTGAGACCAGGGATAAATACTGTTTGAAGAACCAGTGTTGATGCCAGGTAGGTCAGGGTTCGTTTAACAAATTTTGGGCAGAGAATCATGGATTTAAAGCAACTACACTGGCCCCCGTGAATCAAAAGATTCGTGTCCAGTCGGCTGGGCTTACATGCTTTGCAATGCCAGGGTATTACTTTTGTGTAGTGAAAATGGAGTCCTTAAACATTTCCAGGAGCCTTTGGGCCTCTGGCCCCCTAGGGTCAAACTTATCAACAGCGGACCCCATTGGTTGGATGCCTGTTGCGCCTGCGTATAAGGCAGTGGGCATTTCTGAGGGGAAGCCTAGGGGGGCGCTCTGAAGTGTGGGGCCCTGACCGAAACCAGCATAAGGAGCTGCAGAGGCACCAGCGAAGGCATTCCTCGGCACAGTGGAAAGACCTAATCCTTGGGCAACCTTGCCAGCATCATAAGACGCAGGAGAGATAGGGGGCGTAGTTCCAAGGGGGGAGCTGGTGTCAAACGGTAAGTTCAACGGTGAGCCCATCTGACCCGCGCCAAGGGTACGTTGGATGACATCGTATCCTGACTGGCCAGGCTTGACTTTAGCTGCAAGTTTTGGATTGGCTTTAGCCCACATCTGCATACCCATATCTTCTGCAGATTGTTCGGCAGCAGAACCAGGACCTGCAAGTTTTGCCTTTTCGCGAGCGTATTCGTAACGCTGAAGTTCAGGGTCTTGCGCGGTTAGTTGGGCAACACGAGAAACTTTCTGTTGATAATCACGTTCTGCAGCCGGGTTAGCTCCAGGAGAAGGAGGGGTTGTGCCGCGCCACCAACCACTGTCCGTACCGGGTGCAGATACCCGGCCTAACAGCGGATTTTGTTGTTGAGCATTTTGGGCGTAAGGTACTTTACCCTTTAAAAGTTGACCGCCAATATACCGCAGTTCATTTCCCAATACATTACCGCTTTTTTCATAAAGTGGAGGAATACCAACTTGTTGGCGCCCGGGTTCCGTGAGTTTATCCAGCGCTTGTCCAAAATTTCCAAAAAATGGATTTGTTAATGGAGGGGGAAGAAGCTTGTTAAGTAAAGAAGACATCAGCGCCAAACCTCATGTAAATAAATACGGGAACCAACTGCGGTGTCGGCAGGTCCAGGTAATGCCTGGATGAATTCAGCGCCAGAGCGTTCGTAACGGTATCTGGCCTGGAACGGATCCTTGTAGTTTGGAACGTAAAGGATGCCGGCTAAACGGTTTGTTTCGTAGAGATAAATCTCATCCCAAACCTTTAAGGCTTCTTTGGCATTACTGGATCTAATGGTGCGATCAACGTCACCAGCAATACTTTCAAGGCGCGTGGAAGGAGAAGTAGCAACTTCAGTTTTCTTTTCAGCTGTGTCACAACGACCCAACTGAATAGCGAGCTTGTCGTAGAAGTACGAATCCGGCACGGTGTTCATTGCTTCTTCCAGGCGGGCGTAATCGCCAGCCGGAACAGAAACAGTAAAGTAACCGAGGTGGTAACGAACTCTACTTTTGTCGTAGTCGCTTAACTGCACTTCTACGTGTCGTTGTCTTTCAATTATAAAAGCAAGTAATCAACCAAACAGGCCATTGAGGTAATCTAATGTGGCACTGGATTGACCCATAAGTAACGGATCGTTTGTTCTATAGGAATCCAGGAATCCCATGGGGTTGAGTGCTTGTGAAATTAAACCTCCAACCAACTGTTCCTTGAGTGTGTCTTGTATTGTTTTCTTGGGTTTTTCTGGTTCTTTACCCTGCAGCTGAGCGCCGTACATGAACGCTTTAATGATGTCTTCAGCGCGAGAATCTGTGCCCCCTTGTGGTTGAGTCGGTGCTGCAGTTGGTACAGTTGATGCAGTAGCCCCGGCTTTGCCAAGGGACTTCATGTGTCCGAAACCAAGTTCGTATTTGTTATCCCCTGTGGTAAATGCTGCCAGGTTGCCGTAACCACCTTGATTAGCAAGGGGTTTGTATGTACCAGAGCCTTCAAAATAAATTGGAGTTCCTTCTGGAAGAGCCCAATCTTCTCCCCGGTGAAACGAAGTAGCGTATTTGGTTGGGGCAATGCGTGGACCATACTTGGAAGTCAGGCTGATCCCGGCTTGTGGATTGAAATCATATTTGCCTTCTTTGTTTTTAATCAGTGCTGGTACTCTTTGCTCGCCAACGCGAACGCCAGCTAAAGCAGAACGAATAGTAGAAGGATCAATATACTGTCCAGTCGAAAGATCTTTCACATAAACATGCTTATGTGGGCCGGTTGACACCCCGGTAGAACCCACCTGTCCTAAGTATGTTATGCCTGCCATGGTATCGTTTTATTCTTCATTGTAAGATTAAAAAACCCCTGGTTTCCCAGGGGCTTGGTGGAGATAGTTATACGCGAATTAAATC